CTCGGCTACACCGGTCGAGATCGCGTAAGCGGGCGAGGTGTAGCCGAGGATGATCGGGTAGCTGACCGGGGGGTATCCGGCGGCCGCGCGGTCTTGATAAACAAAATTATCCGTGCCAAGCGTTCCGATATCGACATCAAAGGCATTGGTACTGGCATTATGAGCTCGGTAACTGGTGACGACCGCCGAGCCGCTCATGTCGTTCGCTTGAAATACTGTTCCCCCGCTCGTCCCACTCTGGTATTGCGCCAAGTTGCGGAATACGAATTTATTGCCGCGCGCAGAATATGGCGGCGATGGGGTCATTGGCTGCCACAGTAAAATAAATTGCCTATTTGTCGCGCCATCCGAGACAAGTACGTTATTTTGAGCATCGACAAAATTGCTAGGTAAGGGAGGAATGGGATTGCCGTCAGACGCAAATCTGATCGTATCAAAGCTATTACTGTTGTTCCAATTATCATTGGGCTGGTTACCGTTAATCAGAAGACTATTGCTGATGTGGAGAATGTATCCGTCGGTTTGGTCCATCACCTCGGAACCAGCGTAAACCGGATCGATGTTCAGCAAAATCATCGTATTAATGACAGTGGTCGAGTATGCCCTAGTCTTAAAGTCGTGTCCCTGACCGGCCGCTTGCTGAATAATGCTGTTCTTGACAGTCAGCGGCGACGTAAAGAGCCCCTGGCCCATGTAGAGGACATGCGCATTCCCCCCGGAGCCGGCTCGCGCAAGCTGGCTGTTGTAAATATTCAGACCACAATTGTAGTTATCCGCGGTTATTATCCCTTGAATTGTGTCATGGATGTAGACGTTGCGCAGAGTAGTAAGCGCGCAATTCGGAGAAGCAAGCCATCCATTTATCCATGGTCCAAATTCTATGTTGTCGATCGTCAATTGTCCTGGGCCATCGCACCCGATTAGCTTGCCGCCCGTCTGGTCTGTTCCGTGCAGGGTAGGAAACACAGTCCCATCGGTGCCACTGGAGCCAATAATGCCTTTGACCCAGAGGTGGGCAACCTTAGTCGTGTCGAGGCCGATAAATGCCCCAGGCAGGGTGTCGTGATTATAGTCTGCCACCTGCACAGTTACGAGCACATTGTCCCACAAATTGTTTTGGGCAGTACTTATGGCGTCAAACGGAGAAGTAAATCCACAGCCGGAAGGGCAGACAGTCAGGGTGTGCGCCGGCACAAACGGATCAGCGGCGACCGAGGCCGGCAACGCATTTGCGAGTGGCTGAACATAGGACGGCTTAACCATAAAGGCAGTTCCGCTTGCAACGTATCCCTCGCCACTATTTTCAAATTGAATATTTATAGGCTGTGGTCGATCCGATCCGGCCAGAGGTATCGTCATGGTGTAGACGCCATCCCCAGAGATCACCACAGGATTATTAAACCCTGTGTTCATCGAATAATAGTTGAACGACATGTAAACTGCCCCGCTGCCGGCCGTGCCGACCGCAGTGACGTGAATTGTGTCCCCTGGTGAGGGGTTTAGGTTATCCGGGCAAGCGTTTGGCAACGACCCGTTCGGCAGGCATGTCGGCGGGGGCAGCGCAAACGGGGTGCCGCCTCTTGCGTTTACCGCAAATCGCGCGGCTGCCGGGTCTGTCAAGAATAGAGCCAGCAACGTCACCCCACAGCAAAATAATTCCCGCAAGAGGTCCTCCCTTGTTTAACAGCTTGGGAATACTGTTGGGTTGATGGCATGCGCAGCGGTGCAGACTCGGTTGTAGAGCGCCGTGACTTGCGCGTTGGTCAGCGGTCCGCCCATGGTGACAAAGGCAACCTGCGCACCAGAGCCCGCGTCGCTACTTCCCGAGCCAACGTCTCGGCCTAAAATGAAGATTGGGTTGTCCATGCTGCCTAAGGTCGACACTGCATCAGTACCTGAGTTCGGACTCCCAGATACAATCCCCTGACCTGGCTGATACATTAATAATGTAGTAGAGTTAGACCTAACCGCTAAGTACATACCTGGGGTCCCTGCACTCGCAACGCTTAGCCCCGCGCCGGTTTGTGAGTTGACAGCGGCGGCAAAGACCCCGCTACTGTAGCGGGGAAAGATCTCCGTTAGTATTCCCGAGCTACTCGTATCATAATATCCTAGAACGCCCCCACCCGAGGCGGTAGAGATAGGATTGGTCGCCATATACGCACTGACATGGGCAGCATTTAGAGTATAATTTGTCGAGTTTATGCCAAGCCTCAGTCCTGAACTTATGAAAATTCCCACGCCATACGAACTTGCATCGACCCCGGTAAATCCTGCGTTTGCAGTAAAAGTAGGATCAGGATTATTCCCGCTAGTAACAGTAAAGCTACCGTCGGCGCTGCCGCTGCCGGTCCCGCTGCCGCAGACATCAAGCAATGCGTCGGTCTTGTTGTCGAGAAAGAAAATAAACATCCGATCGAAGTGGGAGCCGCAACTATTGGCGCCGGACAGCAAGCCGTCGATAAGCAGATCGGTGGCCATCCCGCACAGCATGGCTTGGATGTTATTTTGGGTCGCCGTCGCCTCGCCCGAGGTGCGCGCCAGAAAGTTCGTCGATTGCGTGCAGGGGCCGCCGCCGCTGCTTGGCGGCACGCCCCGCTGCACCATGTTCGCCTCGGCCGGGCTGCCGGCGATCGCCAGCAGGAAAAGCAGTGCCGCAAACCTATGCACTCGTTTCCCCTTTGATCTATGACGAAAAACGTGAATTACGGCCCGATCCCAGCCCGACAAGTCGGCCCCCAGACAAGCATCGTCGTGGTGCCGTCGCCGGAATAGGTAAAGCCGCCTGAGCTCGCGCGGTGATCTGTTCAATCAATGGATGTGAATCCCATAATGAGCTGACGACACAAAGATGCGCTGAAGCTGAAGCGCAGTAACGCCAGGGGCCCCAGCGGTCGGCATGGTCGGGCTCGTCGTCTCGAACAAATTCATCGAAGCGTTGATGAAACCCTGAGTCGCCGAAACCTCTGTGTAGTTGGTGACGCTGTATCCGAGGCCCGGCTGAAACTGAAAAGAATTGAGGAAGCCGGTCGTGCCGCCTGCCGCTCCAGAGGTGTTCCAAAAGGTCGAGTTTCCGACAAGGCCCCACCCGAGAACTGTCGCTCCGGCAGAAGTGCCGATGTCAATCGTCGGTGTGCCTGCGAAACTCACCGGAGTTACGTCCAAGCTACCGAGCTGCGCCGTTCCGGTAAAACCTGAAAGAGTGCCCGCCGTCGTCGGTAGGGTCACCCCATCGGTCCCGATGCCTCCATGTCCTCCCACCAGGGAAAACGTTCCCGATCCGCTCAGGGCAAATATCTTGTCCGCGCCGCCGTCGTTCCAGCACGAGTTGAGCATCATGCGCCCGGCGCCCGACAGATTGAAGACCCCGTTCGTCGCCGCGCTCGAACTCACGCAGCCGTAAACCGATAGGCTGTTGGCCCCCGCCATGACAATGTTCGCGTCGGTCGACCCAAAAAAATGGCTGTCGTGAACCTCGATCCCGACGTTGCTCAATGTGTTGTCGACGAAGAAGGTGCGCAGATTATTGTTCGCCAGGAGAAGCTGATCGGCCCAAATCTTCGCACCGGACTGATCGACCCCTGTTATCTCGATGCCGTCCACCCCGCCAGCAAGATCGCCGCTGACCTCGCAGTAACGCATGGCGACGTGGCTCGGGCCATTAATTTTGACCGTAGGCACGCCGCTGAGCCCGCTCGGCGTGATCTGCGTGTTGTACCCGTCGCAGATGAATTGAATGTCGGCGTTGGCCGGGAAAGAGAGAGTGGTGGAAATTGAGTAAGTGCCGGGGATCAGATGCACGACGTTCCTGTTCGACGTCACGGTCCCGGTGCAGTTCCCCGCCGAGAAGCCGCTGCTTCCGGTTGCCGCCAGACAAACAGCCGTCTGTGGCGTGCAAGGCGAGCCCGCTGAACACGTGGTTCCCGATCCGGAAGGAGACGCCTCGAATATCGGGCGGCTCAGATTAGGCGGCACGCCGGGGAGCGTTGGTGGTGACGGCGGCGAGATCGTTGTTATCGTCTCGCCGAACTCCTGACACCTGCCACCGGCAAAAGCGGGCGTGGTCGTCGAGCAGGAGCCGGACGGCGAAACTCCTTTCGTGAAGAAGTTGGCCTTTGCCAGCAGGTCACCGCCGTTGAATATGACTGACGGCCCCGACGATGATGTTGATGTTGCCCCGCTCACCGTCGCCGGAGTGCAAGATCCCGAGGTAACCACGGTGTTGCCGACGAATAGGCCGGGGCCAATATCCGAGTCCAGTATTGACAGGCAATTCGCGGTGTTGACGATCGTGTTGCCCTTGATGATTGCAGGGTCAAACGCTCCGGTCCCGCCGCTGCTGATGAAACGATTCGCTCCCGAGGAATAGTTATCGATGAAGTTGAACATCGGGCCGTTGTTGCCCCAGGTAAGATCCTGGTTCGCGGTGTTCTGAAAGACGCTGGCGAAAGCGCTGAATTGCCCGGCGCAATCGTTGCTTGCGCACGGAGCCCCGGGAATACCCTTGGGGGTTCCGCCCGCGCTAATGGCAAAGCTGTTGCCTTGAAAACTACAATACCAACACCACACGTCAGCAGCGTTGGCTTGCGCAGTCTGAACACCGACGACGTTGTTAATGAATTGATCCCGCAATAAAGTAACCTCGGAACATTGAAAGCCTTGCGTTCCGCAAAAGAAGGCAAATCCTATCCCTGTCGATGCGCCAGCGTTCTTAAACACCACATCGGTATATTCGTTGCCGACATCTGCAAATTGCCCGCCGCTGATCGGCCCGGTCCACCCCTGGCTGATAATAACCTTCGCACTATTCGCCGTGTTGGCATCGAGGGTCATCCGATTAATTGATGAGAACTGCACACCGTTCAAACACATCATGGTGCCAGCAGAGGCACCCACCCACTTGATCGTCACCGTCGCTGGGTCAGCGCCGACCATCCGCCCGTAGGAAGATCCGACCGAGGGAGCTGTTGTGCATGTCTGCCCACTGCCCGGCCACACCAGTGTGCTCGATATGTTGTAAGCCCCAGCCGGGAAATAGACGACGGGAGTTGTCGAGTTTATTCCGTTTATGCAGGTTTGGATTGCTGCCGTATCGTCGGCGATGCCGTCGCCATGAGCGCCGCAGCCAGTCTCGACGTTTACCCAACTCGGGAACGGCCCGACAAATTCTTCCGGCGGCGGGTTCTTAGTACCGCCATGCCGGTGATTCAGACCGCCTTTAGCCTCGACCGACCCCGCTAACAGCGCGATGAGCAGCCAAAGCCACATTTTAGCAGTTCGGCACAGCCGTTGGGTTTATCGCGATAGCGATCAAAGCCACCGCAAGACCCGCTCTCATCGGGTGAACGCCTGGAGTTTGCCGCGTCCGGTACCGGTACATCCGGCCCCGGTGCACACGGCATAAAGCTCGGAATTGGCGGGGATTTGCGCGGTACCGCCAACCACCCCCAAATCCTGAAAAGAAATGCCCCCAGCCCCGGCAGTTAGCGAATTGGCATTGCACGGCGCGTTGCTGAGTTTGGTCCCCGAGGTCGTGACACTCGCCGGCGCCACGGTGTTTGCCGCCACCCAAACATCGATCAACGCCGCAGCGTTCTCGATAACCGCAATGATGCAGTTGAGATTGTAGAGAGTGCGTGCCCGGATATTTCCGCCGATCGGCAACGGAGTGCTCGACAGGTCAGTACTACTCGTCCAGGTCAGCGGAAGGGCGGCCAATGGCGGTAATGGCACATTGATCGCGTTGGCGCCGGTCGAGGTGATCGGCAGCAATGGCGTGTCCGCCGGGATCGTGACCGAGGCGCCGGCAGTGCCGCCGTTGATCGCATCGGGCGAGGTTGGGGTCACGGTGGCGGTGACCCCAATCGTCGTCACCGTGATGCAGCCGCTACCCGGCAGACTCGCTACCAACGGGATCGTCAAAATCCGGCCGGCCGCGCTAAACATATAGCTCTGGCAGCTCGACCACTTGCCGACATCGATCGTGTCGGTAATCGTGATCGGCGGTCCCGAGACGAGCGGAGACTGGTTGATAAAATTGGCGCCGTCATAGACCAGACACACCGTCGAGGGTCCGCGGAGATCTCCCAGCCCGACGGCGAGCGTGCCGACCCCGGTGTTAAAGGCGATCGGCTTAGCCGCACCATTGTTGACCCGCAGGGTAGGTGCCGCCCCGCTCGTCGTGGCGATCACCCCGCACACGCCATGACCGGGCGACAGCGAGAACCCCGGTGCCGTCGCTGTGTAGGCGGTCGAGGTGCCGCCAAAGGTGGCGGCGAAGAGTGCGATATTTTCCGCCGACACGCCCTGGCCGCGCGCCGGCATAGCGGCCAGCAAGATCGCTGCGGTCAGCGACAGAAGTCTTTTCATGCTCGCGGTCCTAGACATAGCTGACCAGCGAATGCCGGGCGTAAAAATTGGCCAGCGTGGCGTCCAGCGCAGCGCCGCTCTGGTTAAAGGCCACGAGCGCCCAATAGCTCGGCATAAAGCCGAGGATCGAGTACACCGAGAACTCGGGGAAAATGTAATTGGTCGCGTTGGCGACAACCGGCAGTATCGGCTGCAATGGCGTCAGGCCGGCGAGCGCGAGCGACTGGTCGGTCGTGGCGTTGGGGTTGATGCCATTGGTCCAGTTGGTGCCGTCCTCGCTGCAAATCAGAAAAAACGACACCGTGCCCGAAGCGCTGACACCCGAGGCCCCCGACCGGATCGTGATCGGTGCGACATTGTCATCGTAATATTGCACAAGCGTCGTACCAACCGAACCCAAGCCTTTGGCCTGGGCGGTCGGCAAGGTCTGTAAATTGCTGACCAGCGGAAACGCCGCCAACGCGGCAACGCTCAGAGGATTGGCCATTCTCTACCTCGATCCCCGCGTGTCGAAATGCTCGACGGTGAGCGCCTGGTCGTAAGCGAAGACCCCGCGGCGCCGCCCGGTGCTGTCGTAATGCTGCATCAGCAATTCCTTGATGCGCCCAAAGTATTCGTCAAACGCCCGGCCGGCGCCCTCGCGGCGCTCGTGGTCCTGGCGCAGCGCATTGATGATCAGATTGGCCGCGGCCCCGATGACGTGGGCGCGCTGATACCCCATCGCCTCGTGCGACAGCGCTTCGAACAAGGCCCGCTCGCCGTCGCCGACGAGCCGCGGGTCGACGAGCGGATCGCTCATAACGTGAATATTCCTGATGCGTTCCAGGTAATTGTTATGTTCCCGCCGTTTGGCGTGACTGGTAGACCGGTCACACCCGTGTCCTCGAACAGCACCAGCCGCCAATTGGTATTGGCGAGCGAGTTGGACCGGTAAAGGATCAGCGCCACGATCGCCGGGCCGGTGGCGACCGCGTTGTAGGTTAAGAGGCCATTATTGGCGAAAGTGCCGTTGGTGATGGTGATCCCCGAGCCGCCGGTGATCCGCTGATCGGTCCCGGCCCGGCCGGTTATCGAGGTGTAAAACTGATGCGCCGCCGAATAGACATAGGTGGCGGTGACCAGCGCGCAAAACACCCCGTCAACCGTCGTGTCAGTGTCGAGATTGACGTTGGTGTCGGCATGCATCAGTGCCTGCTTCCACAAGGGATACACAGCGTTTGCCATGGCTGGTAAAGACTCCTCTATTGGCTCAGGTTGAGGGCGATGTTGCTGGGGTTGCACGAGGCCGCGGCGTTAAACGGCACCACGACGTCGGCGTTGCTTGGCGGGTTGGCCGCGAGCCCGATCCCGATATTGCGCACGACATAGGTCGCCGAGAGCCGGTCGAGCTGCATCTGGGTCAGGCCGGAAGCATTGATCGCCGCGTCGCCGGCGAGATCGGCGGCGGCATGGATCCAGCTGGCATAGACGTCCTGGCCGATCTCGAGGGTTGCGATAAACTCGGCGACCGCGGCGATGATCAATTGTCCGGTGGTGTCGAGATAGCCGAGCAATGGCTGGATGGTCAGCGCGACAAAGATCGGCTGCTCGATCAGGTAAAAGAAATCGATCGTCAGCGGCACCCCGGCGGGATCCTGCACGACCACCTCGGTCGAGCCGTAAGTGCCGCACCCAGTATTCTTTTTGAGCGCGATCGTGGTGGCGATCGCGGTCGCGTCGCCGCCCTCGACAACCACCGCGATCGAGTGCGGCGGCACGACATCCACGTCATAAAAGTCGCTGTCGTTGTCATAGACCTTGATGCGCCCGACCCCGGGCACATTGGCGACCGCGGCACGGATCGCCTCGAGCGGGGTGATCGCCGGCAAGCTGGTCGAGGCGGCTTGCCGCTTGCGCAGGGTGGCATCGCTCTCGAGCGGATTGCCGGGCTGGGCGGCCTGCGGGTTGCTGACACTCTGCCAGCCCGGCACCAGGGTGATCATCGTCGTCAGGCTGCCGGGGCCCGCGGTGACCGCACCCGGAACCTCGCAAATGGCGGTGGCCGTGACCTCGCCCTCGACCGGGATCACCACTAGCGGCGGGAGATCCCAGTGGTTGCCAAAGCTGTCGGCGACGACCCCATTGCTGACCTGGGTCCCGGCCTGGCCGACCAAGACGACCGCGGCCGAGCTGTTCGACGGCACGAGCCGGCGCAGCCCGTTGATCTTGACCTCGCTGGAGAGCCCGGCGCCCTGCGCGGTCGACGGCGCGTAGCTCAAATAGCCAGCGATCAGTGCGGCGTTCATGTCGTAGACGATCTGCGACTGCACCGCGATCCATTGGCCGTCCTGGCTGTCGGGGGCGAGGTCGACGTCGGAGCCGTAGATCTGCTGATAGGCCGCCTGCAGCGATAGAAAGATGTCCTCAAAGGTCGGTGCGGTGATGCCTGACGCGTCGATCGCCGCCGCCAGGGTCGGCAGCGGATAGGGGCCGGGCATGAGTGCCCCGTCTTAGGAGTAGACCCCGCCGGTCGTTGCATCGACGATTCCGGCGGTGTCGCCGGGCAACCAGGTCAATGCTTGCCCGTTGGTGTGAAGGAGGCTGCTGGTCTGCACGCGGAAACGCACGCCGGTCGCCGCCCCGGTCCAGGTCATCAGCGGGCCGAGGCCATCCCAGAATTGGCACATCGACTGCTGATGAGCATTGCAGAAGACATCGCTAAAATGCGGAGCATTGTTTATAGTCACGTTAAATAACGGAGAGTTCGTGGGGTTGTCGGCGCTTGTAACGGCGCCGACAAAGGTGGCATTTGCATTGGTGTCAAGGTGGCGTGCCGCCCCGCCGCTAATCGAATACGATCCAGCCAGGCGCAACTGCGAATGTAGGCTCGAGGTCATGTGATAGCCCAGACACGTGGCAAAATCGCAGTTGGCAATACGGATGCGGCCGAGATTGATGGTGGCGACAGCATGGCACGGCGCCCCGGTGAAAGGCGGCGTGATCCCGCTAAAGCGAACCCCCTGAATTTGCATTTGCGTGTTGTTGCGGGCGAGCGCACAAGTGCCGTTCGCCAGGCTTGGCGTGATCACAACATTGCCAGGACTGGTCATGTTGCCCTGAAAAATCAGCTGTGCCGGAGAAGCCAACCCGAGGATCGTGCTCGACAGCAAAAAGCCGGGGTATTGTCCATCGGCCAGCTGCACGACCACGTTCTTGTTGTTGACGTCGGTATTAAAGCACAGCACGTCGGCGGCATGCTGCGTGGTGAGCCACGCTGAGGTCGGGCTCTCGCCGTCAAAGCTGTCGCTGCCGGTGGTCCCGTTCACATAGAAAGTCGTGTTGGCATAGAGCACCTCGCGCGGCTGCAACGCGGTCAACGCGTCGTGCAATTTGCCGGTGAAACCGGCCAGATCGCCATCGTCGAGCACGTCGACCCCGAGCTCGTTGACGACGATCTGCGCCATCGCGGCCGAGATGAACGAGGCTTGCCGCCACACCTTGTTGAGCTTCTGGCTCTGCGCGATGCCGGCGCTAAACCCCGCCGAGGTCGACGGATCCGAGGCATAGGATGCCTGGTTCTCGACATTGGCGCCGGCCCCGGTGGCAAAAGGTAAGAAATCGTTGGTGGGAATTGGCCTCACTCCCCTAAAATGCGAACGGCACCAGCGTGATCAGCACTGGTGCCGTTCTTGACACAGCCGACGACAGGACCGTCAGCGATGCCCGAGTTGATTGTATCCTTGGCAGAGGCGCGAGCCCGCGGGCTGACGCGCTACTTCACCGGCAAGCCGTGCAAGCACGGCCACATTGCCGAGCGACTCGTGTCAAACCGCCGCTGCAATGTGTGCGTGCAACTCGACAGAACGCAGTGGGGCAAAGACAACCCCGACAAACTGAGCCTTCGTGAGGCTCGCTATTACGTTGAACGGCTAGGATGTCGGGCAGTCAAGATCGCGAACGCGGCTCGCTGGGCTGAGGCGAACCCGGGAGCGCGGAGCGAAATCACGGCTCGCTACCGTTCGAACAACCCGGAGAAATGCGTTGCCGCCAGCAAACGCTCAGAAGCCAAGAAACCGGATTACTACCGTGGTTTGCACACCGCTCAGAAGGACTTCCGCCGCGCCCGCATGGCTAATTTGCCCTGGGCCGATCGGCAGGCAATTACGGCATTTTGGATCGCCTGCCCGCCCGGCATGACGGTGGATCACATCGTGCCGCTTGCCCCCAAGCGTGCGGCGTTAACCGCAGAAGGCTATCGGATCAGCGGACTGCACGTGGTGTGGAACCTCCAATATCTGCCACGCGCCGAGAACGTCCGCAAAGGGGCCCGCATGCGCCCCGAGGATCAGGCGCTGTGTGAGTGGGGTGCGGTCAGTGCGCGCTGCGGTGCCGCTAGCGCTCGCGTGGCCGGCAGACCGGGTACCGTATTCATCGGCAGGGTCGGCACCGGGAGTGCCGTTGTGAATGTCGCCCGGCCAAACGCAGTGTCGATCGTGCAGCCCACTACCCAACTACGATCGGTGGGGTTCCACGCCGAGGCATAGTTGAGGATGCGCAGCACAAAGGGGGTGCCACCGATGCGCGAGCGGATCGCTTGGTCAGGGGTGCCGGGACCGCGCGGCTTCCCGAGGATCTGCTGCAGCCAGGGTGTGCCCGCGGCGAGATCGAGCCACCATTCGCCCTGCCACAGATTGAGCCGGGTCAAGACCGACTGCGCGACCGCTTCGGGGGTGTCGATGATAAAGTTTGCCCGGCCTTGGCCGAAGGTCATGTCGAGATCGGGCTGGCTGAGACGACGATAACGGAAGGTCATCGGCGCACTCCTTTAGGTTGTGCGCTGTGTGCGAAACTTGCGCGTGAACGCAAACCGCCCGATCTGCAGTGCAAAAACGCCCCGAAAGCGATTTTCGAGGCCGGTTTTGCCGAAACGGAGCGGCAGAGACGGATTAGCGGGGCGATTTAGCCCCCTTGGGGCGCGGATTACCCTCGGTTTAGGTCACGTCGCCTCGCCCGTGTTGCTGAGGCCAGACCTGACCAGCTGATGGAGATGCTCGAGCAGGCTGACGGAGCCGCGCTTGCCGGCCACGGTAAACGCGCCGACGACACCCTCGGCCATCTTCAGCGTTCTCGAGATGTCGGTGCCGACGCCGGGGATCGCGCTCAACAGGCTGACCGCCGAATTGACGCCAACCGTTCCGCTGGCCAGCGCGAAAACAGATTGCCCGAGCGCCTGCCAATTCATCGACGCGCCGGTCAGGCTTAGCGCATTGGTGATAGTGCTCGCCACACCATTGAGATCAGTGATGCTGTGAAAATCCAGCCCCGTGATCTGTTGGAGCGCACCATTGATCGAGACCTGGAAGGATCCGTCGTGGATCGCGTTCCAGACACTCATCGCCTGTTCCGCGTCGGACAGCACGGCGCCCACCGCCGCGCCCGGAGTGCTCGGAAGCCCGCCCGCGCCAGACAGCGGCTGCGCCCCAGCCGAGGATGAGGACGGCACCCCGAACCCTGCGATGACATCGCCGCCCGCGGTGATCTCGCCGGTGACCTCGAGCATCGGGCTGTTGACGTGAACCTTGCCCGAGGCCTCGATATCGACCGTCGGACTGGTGATCGTGACTTTGTCAGACGCCGAGACGTTGCAATCCTTGCAGGTGATGTTGACCTGGTTCGGAACGATGATGTTGACCGAGTCACCGGTCAGTTCGATGTAGCAATCGCCCTTGTCGGTGCGGATCTGCAACGTCCCGAGCGACACCTTGGCGGTCTGGTCGCTGCGCAAGTCGATCTCGAGCATCTGCCCGTTGGCTTGCGGATCGCCCCCGAGCTTGCGCGGCTTTGAGCGGATCCCCGGGATGTACATCGCGTCGGACAGGTTATGTCGGCGACCGTGCAGTTGTGGCTGCAGCCCGCCCTTGTCCCACCAGCCATCGATACAGCGCGCGCCAAAGACCGCGATCCCCTCGTCGCCTTTTTTGATTGGGTGGGTGATCGTAAAGCCGCCGCCCGAGCTGAACTGAATCGGCACCTCGGTGCAGACCGGCGGCTCGATGTCGGTTTGCTTGCCTTGCTGGTCGGTTTGTTTGCCCTTGATGACCGGCTGAACTTTGACGATGTGGCCTTCCGCCGTGTCCTCGGTGACGATCACCGGGATCGCTGTCCACACCCGCGCCAAGCCGCGCTCGACCCCGGCGCGGATCACCTGGCCGAGATCGTCCCACCGCTCGCGCGAGTTCAGGACGGGCTCCAGCCGCCGGCGCTCAGCGCTGCGTCAAATGGCTGATCGGGATTGATGTTGAGACAATTCAGCCGGGTGTACCAAGGCAACCCCCGGGTGTCGCCCGCATGGTCGATCACCAGAATGCAGTAGACGCCGTCCTGCGCGGTCGAGGCGAGAAACGGCTGCAATTGCGCAAAGCCAAATTGGCCGGAGGCACCAGGGGCTTCGAAGATCTGGCCCTGCGGATTAGCCCCGCCCGGCAGAAAGGTTTGGTTCAAGGTGCGATTGTCGAGCTGCACCCGGCCTTTGACATAGACATTCGGGTTGAGCAGCGTGGTTACATAGATCCCGTCCTGGGTGACTTCGGGCACGCCGACCATGCCGGTGCCCGAGTTGATCACGACGATGTCGCCGCGCTTGTAAGCCGTCGAGGCCAGCAGCTGCAGCTGGCCGTCTTGCACCGACCAGGTGGCGCCGGCGGTGCGCGCATGCTCGTACATCTCGTCTGCATTGCTACCATACAGCACCGCGCCGCGCGGCAAGACGCCGCCTGGGAATTTGGCGATTTCGCCCTCGCCGAGACCCGCCTGGTGCTTCATCGCATCGACCAGCGCTCGGGTGCGGTCGTCGGCGGTGTTCTGCGGCGGCAAGGTTTTGGCGATTGTCGAGTGATTGATCGCCAGATCGCCATCGGCGGCAAAAATGTCGAGATAGCTGTCGGTGGCGTTCTCGCGGCCGCGCTTGAACTGCTTGATCGTGCCTCGGAAGATGATGCCAAAGTGGCCGGTCTGATAGCCGGCCTCGAGGATGACCTGGTCAAACTCCTGAATGACCGCCGCCGCGGTGGTGTTCGAGAGATTGTAGACCCGGATCTCGGCGGTGCCGGGTGTGCCGATATCGGCGTGGCGCACCTGGAACGTCATGCGAAAGTCGAACCCCGGGGTCTCGGTGGTGATGACCACGGCGTCACCTGACGGCGGGCCGGCCGTCGTGGCCGGTGCGGTCCCAAACGCCGAGCCCAGATTGGCGCTGCCGCCGGCGCTTGCCAGGGGTGCCCCCGAGCTCGTCAGCGTCAAGGTCCAGCGTCTTAAGTATTGATCATCGCCCTGGCCGAGCGTGCCGGTAATCGCGTTAGGATAGGTCGGCAGGCTGTAGCTAGGCTCTGAGACGTAGTCGACCATGCAGCACCCGATTGTTATCCGCGCAAAGGCAAAAGCGCTTGGGTTGAAGCGCTACTTCACCGGCAAGGCTTGCCTGCACGGTCACATCGCGCTGCGGCAGACAAGCAACGGCACCTGCGTCGTGTGCTCGGCCGAACGGTCGAAACCGCTGATTGCCATCTGGAAGATCGACAATCGGGATCACGTGCTGGCCCAAGCGAGCGCCCGCGCCAAGGAACGATATTGGGAAAACACCGAGGACAGCCGAACCTACGCCGCGCGCCAGCAGCGCAGATATCGGACCCTAAACCCTGACCGGGCGGCGGCAATGGTCAGGGAGGCGAAGAAGAAGAAACCGGGGCTCTACTTGTCCATTTTCCAGGCGCATCGTGCTGCCGAACAACTCCCGGCATGGTCAGACCGGGACGCAATTGCAGCAGTCTATCTGCGTTGCCCGCCGGGAATGGAGGTTGATCACATCGTGCCGCGCCGCGGTCGCACCGTCGAAAGCTATCGGATTAGCGGCTTGCACGTTTCGTGGAACCTCCAGTATTTGCCTAAACTAGCCAATACCCGGAAGGGAAACCGCATGCGCCCCGAAGATCAGGCGCTTTGCGAAACAAAATAGAGATGGCCAGTTACCCCGAGATCGGCCCAGCCGGGCACAGCGTCTGGTGGTTTTTGATCACTGATGACCAGCAATTGCCCACCAAAATTGAGGTAGGGGAATTGCCCCACCAGATCGGTGCCGGTGATCAGCGGGATGCCGCGCACCAGCGGGTTGCCGATCGTGTCGTAAATGTCGATCACCCAGCATTGCGCCGGATCGTTCCAAGCGAGCTTGATCTGATAAGGGATGCCGCCGAGGGTCACGCGAAAGACCTGCGGCCGCGAGGCGCTGAACGGGATCTCGACGATCGCCATCAGGCGGTTTCGTGCTCGACGACGTAAAAGCGGTCGCCGTCATTGACCCAGCGGCCCTGCCCGCCGCGAAAGCGGATCGTCCGCGGCGCCACTGGGTGCCCCACCCATTGGTCGACACAACGCAATCCGTTCTCCTCTTCGGCTATCAGGATCGCGGCATGCGAGCGCCCATCGGTGTGGTTGCCATAGCGGCCGTTGGGATCAAAGGTCGCGATGATCGTGCCGGGCTCCGCACCACTGCCGCGGGCCTTGGCGCCGCGCCGCCAGGTGGAGGTGTGGCCGAGGCCGCCGCAGGCCTCTTGTACAAGCCGCGCGCAATGCCCGTTATGGACGACCCTAGCGATCCAGCGTTCGGGGTTCTCGGCGATGTGCGGCATTTGGCGCCCCGCTATCGAAAGCAGCGTAGTCGAGCTACGCCAATATTGTTCCGCCGGCGGCGACGATCTGATCGGTCGTCAGGCTGGCCGGCAAGGTCGAGACCTGGCCGGTTTGCGTGGTCGGGGTGTTGAGCTGCGGCAAGGCGAGATTGTTGATATTGGCGCTGCCGCCGGCGAGCGTCTGGGTCGAGACCAGGATGATCTGGCGCAAGGTGACGTTGGTGAGGAACGTGTGCTCGAGCCCGGAATTGGTCTCTGTATGGACCGAGGCGACCAGCATGCTCTGGTAGGCGCGCTTGCCGGTGTAGACGTCAAACGGCTGGCGCGCCGCCTGGAGCTGCAGGATCTGCTCATAGACCATGCGCGAGTCGCCGATATAGGCGTCCGACCAGCCGACCCGCACACGCACCTCGGAAGGCCGCTTAAAGGCATGATCGGTGATCGCCGCGCCGTATTCGACCGGGTGCTCGGTGATCGTCAGATCGTCGTCATGGTCCTCGCTGACCGTGACCTCGGCCACCGGCAGGTTGCCGATCCGGCGGTTGGGGGCTTCCGGGCGACGCCCAATCCCTCCCGAATATTGCGACAGATCGAGAAACGGGAAAAAAACCGCCGTCGGCGGCAGACCGCTCATGAGAAGTTGGTCGCCAGATCGCGGCGCATGTCGCCGTAGAGCCGCCGCGCCGCCCCGGCATAGCGGCCGACCGTGTCGCCGCCGTCATTGCCGCTGATGTTGACGGTGTGCTGCACGTTCATCGTGAGGTTCTTGTCGCCCTGGTTTGTCGTGTTTGTCGTGTCGCCGCCGAGCTGGGTCGCCGAGATGCGGTCGAGCTGTGCCGAGGCCTTGCTGATCTGCTCCCACGGCAATTGCTGCTGGGCAGCCTCAAAGTGCATCGGGTCTTTGCGACCGGCAAAGGTGCCGCCCCATTTGAGGCCCCACTTCGCGGCGATCTCGCCGATATTGGCTGGCAGGTTGGTGACCAGCTTATTGAGCAACATCGGGTTTTCTTCGGGGTTGATATCGATCGCCGCGCCAAAGGCGTGCTCGGAGGGTGTGGTTCCACCGCGGATCGGCCGGTTGGCATAACCGCCGCCCGAGACGATGTTTGGGAAGCTCTTGGAGAGATCGTTTAGAAAGCCTTGGAATTGCGGCGCCACCATGCGGTTGACCTGAAACCGCGCGCCATTGGGTGCGGTGATCGTCACGAGGTTGTGCCCGGCCTCTCCGGGGGTTCCCAAGACTCCAGTGCGCGCTGCCCAATTGGCCTTGAGCTCGTCCTGCGTCAGTCCTCCGCGGCCGAGCTCGCCTGGCTGTAAGGCGTTTCCGGCGAGTGTCTGCGCGGCTTCGCGCGGAATGCGGCTATGCTCTTGCACGATGATCGCCTCGGTGAGCTTGCGCATGATCGAGGGGTCATGCAGATCGAGCCGTGCATTTGGATCAAGCCCGGTACGCTTGGCGGCGTTGCCGATCAGTTCGGCGGTTGGATTCTCGTTAGGCGGCGACCAGCGATTGATAATCCCCGCCAGTGTGTTGATGCCGTGCTGTTCCTGGTACGACATCAGGTTTTGCTGCAGTGCCAGAAGCCCTTCCTGCGCTGAGGCAAAGGCTCGCTCGTGCCCGCCTGTGATGCCTATATTGCCATAATTAAAAGCGCGCGAGCCGCCGGGGCCATAGCGCGGGTCGGTAATTGGCCCGACCGACGCGCCGGTGCCCTCGCCGCCACTGAGCACTCGGTCGAGGGCCGCCCCAGCCCGCGCACCCGCTCGCGCCCCTCGTTCCGCGCCAGCGGCCGTCCCTTCCCCCGAGATAGCCCCGCCGATGCCGCCGACCACACCACCGATGACCCGGCCGGCGAGCTCGCCAAACCCGGCCTGCTCTTCATCAAATTTGGCGATCTCGACCTTGGGGACAAAACCTTGCCCGCTGAGCCAATCGCCGAGCAGACCCTGTGATCGGCGCTGCTCGCCTAACGCCTCATCGGCCCCGGCAAACCGCGCAGTCGCCGGCTGCATAAACAGCCGCTGCAGCCCGTGCGAGATCTCGGCCGGCAAGACCATCTCGCCGGCGTGCGCGTTGATCGGCACAATGCCGCCGGCTTGAAACCCCGGCACGATGCCGCCGTGGGTATAGTGAAAGACCTGCTCGCCGGGGGTGGCGGGGCCACCAAACGGGGTTGCCTCACCCGTGGGCCGCGGTGGACCTGGGGGGCCCGGCGGCAATGGCGGCTGCTCCTGACCAGGCTTTGGCAGCCCCAGCAAAGCGCGGGTCCATTCATAGGTTTCCTTGACCCAGCCCAGCGCGGTTTTGAGCACATCGACGAATGGCTTCAGATTTTCTCCGAGCCGGTCGATCGCACCCCCCATCTGCTTGGAGAGATCGGTAAAAATTGTCACAAAGTCGCGCCAGTGCTCTGCCGCTTCGGCGATCAGCGTGGCGATCAACCCCCATGGGGTGGCAAACCGCGCCGCCAGCCCGATCATGCGCACCAGCATCGGGGCACGGCCGAGCAGCAATGCCAAGGCTGCATCCGCTGCAGTAATGCCGGCGGCGACGGCCACCCAGCCTTCGATCAGCGCCGCGCCTGGGACAAGATTGTTGATGACCTGCACCAACCCCAGGATTTTATCGAGCCCATCGATAACCGGCCCGAGCAGCGCTGCCGCCTGAGTAAAGACCTGGTTCCAGATCCCAGAGAAATCGGCCAGCAGGTTGTTCCAACGCCGCTGTAAATCGACCGCTTGTTGAGCGACTTTGGCTTGCTTTGCCTTGGCGATCTCCCATGCCGGATCGGTGCCCTCCCGGCGCGCTTTCGCCTCTGCGTCTGCCTGCTCTTGCAGCGATAGTGTGATGCCGCCATAGACCCGTTTGAGCCGCTCGCCGGCATCGATTTGACCTTGGATTAACGCGTCCTGGTTCTTGTAGGCGAGGATCGCTTCGTCGGTGCTGATGTGCAGCATGTCGGCCCAAGTCTTGGCTTGGAGCACCAGACCGGCATTGCCCGATGATGCCATTCTGCCGATGGTCAGCAGCGTTTCTTCGTATTGAGCGCGGGCATAGTCGACCATGCCGTGCATACGCTCTTGCAGTTTGGCGACCTCTGCCGGGGGCGCCAGGTAGGCGACCAACGGTTGGACTTCCGGATGCTCGCGCAACGTCCGCTGAAACTCGACAAAGGCTGCGGTGGCCTGGTCGCTGGCGATACCGATTTGCTTAAACCCGGCCTGCAATGCTTCGAGATCGGCAACCGAGGTGCGGGTCAGCTGTGCGGTGTAGTAGAGCTGCTCGAAATTCTTTGAGATTTGCAGGACGCCGGCGGCAAAGGTGGTCGCGACCGCGGCAGCCTTTAGACCGAGATCAACCGTCTCCTTTCTGACCCGGTCCACTGTGCCGATCAGCTTGCGTCCGGCCTCGTCGAATTTGCGGGCTGGCTCACCCGCCTGGCCGGCGAGCGTGTTGCCGAGCTGCGCCAGCGTCTTGCCGAGCTGGACGACTTGCTGGTTGAGCTGCCCAACCGTCGCCGCCGCGGCACTCGTTCCCTTTTGAAAGCGCTGTTGCGCGCCTTCGTCGATCTTGTAGCCGAGGGCGACGAAAAATTCTTGGATGACCCCGGCGTCAGCCATCGCGTGTCCTCCGGTAGAAGTCTTCGAGGCGGCGGCGGTTTTCGTGCTCGAGGTCGAGCAGCTCGTTCAGGGTCGCCAGGTCGGCCAGATCAAGGGTGCCGTCGAGCAGGCTTTCGTACCGGCACAGGTGGTGCACCACCGGGCGCAGGAGCCAGGCCTCGCCCGAGGCCAATTGGAGAAGCTCTACATCTGGCCGTTCGCCGTCTGGGACGACAGTAGCTTCTCTGGTGAAAAAGAACCGAGGTTTTCGACCAGCACCTCCCATACCAAACGCAGTTGCACGGCGAGGTCATCGGCCTGTTGCAGCATCAGGCCGCCACCGGGTGCGGTCAGCGGTGCCCAGCGTTCAGCCGAGCGGAAGCGCACCGCTTCGAGGCAGCGGTCCAGCACATAGTTGGCGTCGGTGTCGCTCATCATGCCGATCGTGTCGGTCAGTGCCGCAACCGCCTCAAAGAGCGTGATGCCCTCTGGCACCATCTGCCCACTCTCGCCGTCCCGCACCAGGGTGGCGCCGTTAGCGCCGTTCATCCGGCCAAACATCGGCACCAGGCCCTTGATGACCGGGGCCATGCGACGGGCCACGTGAAATTGCGTGCGTCCCGACATCTTGCCGATCAAGTAGCGCTGGCCGCCGAGCTCGACCTCGGACATGAGGCGATCCCCTACTTGCTGGCGGCTGCCTGCCGCCGGCCGTTGCCGTTGGCCGGCGCAGCCGGGCGGGTGGGCAGCGCCACGTCGACCTCGCCGACCTCTTGCTCGCGCTGTTCGAGGCGTGCGCGATGGACCGCGGCGACCGCGGCACTGGTCAGCGCGCGCTGGCGCAGTGCCGCGTAATCGACGGTCTGCACGACCCCGATAAACCGCGAGGGCAAGGGCGGCGGCGCCTGGGATGCGGCCAGCTCGGCTGCCGCGATCTCGGCCCAGCGCTGCGCCAGAAGCGCATGCAGCGCGGCGAGAAAGTGCAGCCGCCAGCGGCGCTGGTGCAACGCCGCGGCCTCGGGATCGGCGGCCGCCTTGCCGGCGGCCTGCGCCGCCTTGGCCTCGGCCTCGTGAAATGCCTGGCTGCTCATGGTGTCCTCCAAAAGAAAAACCCCGCATCAGCGGGGCTTGGTCGCCGTTGGATGAGCCGACTTCCACGGCTCGCCGGTTCTCAGAACACCGCAGCGCCGGTCCAGCCGCGGAATTAATGGCCGTCGGGAGTGCCGGGCCCTAGATTAGAGTCAATGAGTGCTACGTCTAGCTCGAATTCTAATACATTTCCTATTTTCGCGTAACTATTTGTCGGGAAGCGTTTCCAGGCGCAGCCGTCCAAGGTGTAGGCGTCGCCCCGCGCGGTGTCGCGAATAGTGATGGTGTTGCGCCCCCAAAACGCCGAGGACTGGTGCTGGAAAGTGATCATCTGGACCAATTGCTGCACCAGCGGCGAGGTCTTCATCAGCCGGAATGTGCAGGTCCCGGCGCGCGCCGAGTGCATCGAGTTCATCACGCTGCCGTCGGCGCCTATCGTGGCGGTGTTCATCTCCTCGCCCCAGGTGATCGTGATGGCCTCCTCGGCCGCCGCGGTTTCCGGCCCGGACAAGGTAAATTGCCCACCCGGCCCGGATATGGAAGCGACAACATTCTCAAAAGCATAGGTGCCGTAACGCGGTGTGGACATCGTTCCGCCTCCTCTTTTACTGGTTTACAAAAACGACGACTTCGGCGGAATGAATCGCCCCGGCAGTCTTGGCGGCTATCTGTATTATCGGCGCTTTGCGCGCGGCCCGGTCGGCCGCGGTCTGCAACAGCATCGAGGGGGCGTATATGTAGAAGCCGAGCGATATCGGATCGCCTTGCTTTAAGGTGCCAAAGCCCGGCGCGTTCCAGACTCCCGAGGAGAGATAGCCGTTGGCGACATAGCCGGCACAAGTTCGCGTGGCCTCGGTGACCAACAGGCTCATGCCGGGATCAGTCTGCGGGATCTTGGTCGGGCTGGTGTACAGCACGTTGAACAGACTGGTTTGCAGATCGAGTGCCAGCGCGTCGGCGCCGATGATCGTGTCGGTGTATTCGCCCGAGCTCGACACCCCGTATTGGATCAGGGTCGCGCCATTGGCGTAGGGCACATAGACGTTGCAGTTCTTGCCCTGGATCGTGTCGGCCTGGCCCGAGCTGACGTTCTCCGGCGCCACCCCCGGCTCGTGCTTGTACATCAAGGTTATCGCGGTGTTCTGCCCGGTCCAATTGGTGGTCAGGATGCGCCCGAGGTAGGACATGATCGCGTAGGGGTTGGTCGTCGAATATTGCACCGCGGTCCGATTGAGCCCGAGGCTCTGCATCACCGAGGCGATGTCGGTGTGATCGGTGCCAATCAACACCTTGGGCTCGGCTGTCGTCAGCCCGTAATAGTGCGGCGGGTCGGAAGCCTCGCAGTAGAGCCCCAAATCATCGTGATCGAGATCGGCCGCCCCCGGGCAGACCACCCCGTAGAACTGGCTCGAATACATCGCATCGATGGCGGCGAGTGCGGCCAGCGGGGTCTCGGTGGCCTGGCCGGGGGCGGCAATCGCCCCCGATCCCGCGGTCATGCCGAGCATCGCCGAGATGTCGACACCGATCACGGGCGGGGTCAGAAAGCTGATCGATGAGGTGGGCCCGGTGGTGCCGCTGGTCATCTGAAAGACCGCCTGGTTGGCGTTCCACACCATCGTGCCGCCGGTGACCGCAGTGTCGATGATCGCGGCAACGGCGTTGAGATTGGCCGCCCCCGAGAAGTTGAGCGGCCCAATATTGGTCGGGGCGGCCCCATCGAGCGCCACGCGAAAGCTGCCGGTGGTGATCGATCGCCACAGCGTCATCGACTGCTCGGCGGCCGATAGCGGCCGGCCGATCAGCGCGCCGGCGGCCGGCACGTTGGCCCACCGGCCAATCTCGATATTGTCCGGGCTGGGCGATTGGGCGAACCACGTCGCGGCCGCCAGATACTCCTGCGCGGTGGTGCCGAAATCGCTCGCCACCTCGCTGATGTTGGCGTAACGGCGCATCCGCTCGGCGACCGAGATCACCGTCCCGGTGCCGATCACCAGACAGGTGTTGATCGCTGGTGCGATCACCGCCGGCGAGGTCAGCGCGACACTCACCTTGACAAGCCGAGATGCTGGCAATCCGGTAGTGAGCGGCATGAGGTTCCCCTTTCATGGAGTGGCCAATGGATTGCCCGCACTGCCATCGCACCGGGTGGCTGATCGAGGGGCGGGTGCCCTGTTTTGAATGTCTTGGCGGGATTGCCAGCTGCTGCGATGCAGCCGGCTCGGCGGGCTATTCGGCTGGAGACACCTTGTCGGTGTCAAAGGATGCGGTGTACGTGCCGGGGTCGGCGGTCACCGTGCCGGCGGCTTCGAGGATATTGAGCACCGGATAGACGCGCTGGATGATGCGGCGCAGCCACAGCGGCTTGTCGATGCGATCGAGCCACTGGTTCTTGATAAACTCGGGGGCACGCGTCCCCTCGCCGATCTCGACAAAGGCCATACCCACCGCGGCCAGCGCCGACTTGTTCTGCCAGATCATCAGCCCGGAATGCAGGTTGGCGGCGTAATAATCGCACTGCGGCCCGTAAAAGCTCGCCAGGACGTCGATGTCCTCGTGGCGCTGCACCAGGTCATGGCCGTCATTGACCGGATCGTGGATGGTTGCGCCGTAGACGCCGATCGGCCGCTTGCGCACGATGCCGACGGCGCACCAGGTCACCGAGAAATCGGGCAGGTTGGGCGGCTCGGGCTGGTAGCGCGGGCGCACCAAAGTGCCGTCGAGCCCGGCGACCCCGGCGACAAATTGCTGAATGTAGTCTTCGAGCGCCGGGCCCTCGAGCTGGAGTGACGTCCAGTAGCCGTGGTCGAGCCCATAGGCGCCGCTCGTGTCGAGAACAAATTGGTCGGTGCGGCCCGGCTGCAGGTAGCCGGCCTGCGAGGAGTCGCGCGCCTGGTTGGGGATCGTCATTGCGACGGCGCGTCCTGCGCCAGGGTCGAAGAGAGCTGAGCCTCGACAAACCCGGCGCCATATTCGCCGAAATCTCTGACCTCAACGACGATATATCGGTTGCCGCGGTAGAGCACGACATCGGGCTGAAAGCCGGGCGAGGCCTGCTGCAATCGGTACGTGGTCACACAGGTCAGCGTCTTGCGGCCATGCTCATAGTCGCTTTGCCGCACCAAGCGGTTGTCGCCGGTCGGATAAAACGTCCCGTACTTGCCGCGAGCGACGACCTGTTCGGTAGCCGAGCGGCCAAACTCGGTGATCGTCTCGGGCCGGCGCAGCACGTCGAAGCGGCTGGCAAACGGATCGCTGACCGGGATCGGAGAGACATCGAGGGTCGCCATCCGGCACCTCCCTTTTAATGACGGGATAAATATTATTTTGCCCGCGCGGCTTGTCAGCAACGGCCCCCGTTGATAAGGTTACCTTGGCAAAGCCGGGTTTCCCGGAGCCACGAAAGTGGAGGAGAAGATGATTTTGCCCGTGACCAAGGAGCAGCTCGACGAGATGGAGCAACAGCCGCTCACCAAGGCCGAGCTCGCGCGGCTGCGGCGCGAGTTCAAGAAGCAGGCCACCTTCTACGCTGATGGGTTGGGTGTGACGATCGAGTGTCGTGAGAATGATGGCCCAGGTACGCGTTGAATGGCACGACGGCCAGCGCCGCCGCGTTGGAACCGCACTCGTCGCCGACGTAGACGCGTATCTTGAGGCCTCGCACCAGCGCGGCTTCTATCTGATCACCGCGCCGTCTCTGGGTGTCGTGCGGGTGCCGCTGCGCGTCGCTCTGTTCGCCGTCGCTGAGCCAGTATGATGCATGAGGACTTCACGCCGCATGATTATCCGGGGATCGCCGTCGCGTGTAACTGGTTCGCAGGGTGATCGAGGCGGCGCTGCAGCTGGTCTCGGGGGCGGCGTCAATAGGGCGCACGATGACTCCGGATTACCGGACATCACGCGCCCTCTCGGCCGCGGCTCTCGGGACCATTGCCGGCGATTTCGGCCTCAAATTCGCGGCTGACCCGAGGGCGACCCACCTCCTGGTCGGCGCCGCGATGTATACGATCCCGACCGCGCGCACCCTCGCGATCCTGCTCGTTCCCCGCCTCGACCGCGACCGCGGACCCCGCGTCGCCCTGTGCGCTGCGGCCGGCGTGCTGCAGCTCGTTTTTGCGGTCGGGGCCGACATCGCGGCGACGGCCCCGGTCAATCTTCTGGCGCTCATCCCCCTGGCGGTCATCGCACTCGCCGCCGTCGGCGACGTGTCAAACGAGATGCGCACCCGGCGCCGGTTCATCTTTGTGATCGGGTGCCTGTCGGGGATCTTCGCATTTGAAACATCGGCATGGGGGTTGCTGGCAAAGGCCGCGATCTCGGATGTCGCGGCGTCCGTGTGGGTCATGTTGTGGGGACCGATCGGCTCCCAGCGGCTTGTCAGAAACCCGCGCCGTTGATAAGGTTACCTTGGCAAGCCGGGTTTACCGGAAAGATGCGGAGGTGATCAAAATGGAGACTTCACGGCCCTTTGCTCGAGCCGCGAACCTTGCCGCCCGGGCCGGGCGCGCAACCGACCCTTGGGAAAGCCGACTCTTGCTCGACGAAGCCAATGAGGAGCTGGCCCGTGTCAACGCCGCGCTCCATCCGATCAAAGGGGAGGAGACTCGCAAGATACTCATAAACCTGGAGGGAACGTATTATGGCTGGCAAGAGATCCGGTAAACGTCAGCTGCTGACCTCCGCCGCCGTGGGCGTTGGGCTCGTCGGCATCCCGGCGCAGGCGGCGGTGTGGACCGAGGGCGATCGCGTCTACATGCGCGAAGCCGGAACCACGACCGAGGTCACCGCCACTCCCGAATTGCTTGCCGCCCTACGTGCGGTCGGCGGCAAGGCCAAGCTGCCGAGCGACCCCAAACTGATCATGTCGGGGGGCGGGGGTGCCGCTTTTAGTCTCGATCCGTTCGATCTTGTCGGCAAAGTCCGCGATGCATTGATCGGGCAAAAAGAAAAAAAGGGGCGACCCCAAACTGTGCCAACCAAAGACCCGCCAACCAATGAGGAACACAAATGAACACAGCCACCTATGCCTTGCCGGGAACTCCGCTTGCCGCACATAGCGCGGTGATCAAGCGGGCTCTCGATCGCGCCGTCCAGGTGCGGGCTAGTGACATCAACCCTCCCGGAAACTGGATAACCGGCGCCATGCTGCCGCGCATCGACGGCAGGATGACCTATGACAAGGACGCCGTGATCCCCGTCAGCGGACCGCGCATGTTGTGGGTCGGCGGCAACGGCCCTTGAATGCCGACGACACTCTGCCCGAGCGCCCGGCCGGTCGACGACATGCCGGGCGGCTTGGCGGTCTTTGCCGTGGCCGCCGGCACGCCAGAAGAACCGAGCGCTGAATACCTGCCCGAGGCGATCCCGATAACCGCCGCGATGCTGGAAACGATGGCGCGCGGCCCGATCGAGGTCGGCGAGGTGTTTCGTTTCACCAAACAATGTCGCGAAGAAGCCTGTCGACAATGGGACGAGAAGGCTCATGCGTGCAGCCTGATCGACCGATGGGTTGCGGCACTCGACGTTCCCGCCGAGACCGCTTTGCCGCGTTGCGCTATCCGCCAGAATTGTCGGGCATGGCACCAACTCGGAGCGCGGGCCTGCCGCAGTTGTCACCGCGTGACTTCGCAATGGATCACCGGCCTCGATGAGCCTCTTGCAAAAGTCGACTTGGAAAAACTGTATTTATAGAGATCCGCTGCTCGGCAACGGCAGTTATCGCATCTTGCTGTTGACCGGGCTGTTTTGGGGTACCGCGAGCAGTCAATTGACGTTGCTGGCCGTGGTGTTCCGCCAGCACGGGTTTAGCGACGCGCTAATCGGCTGGACCTTTACCGCGCAATTGGCTGGGCTCGTCGCCTCGAGCCTATGGAGTGGCTGGCTGATCACCCGCATCGGCGCCACCCTTGTGATGCTCGCTGGTCTGGCGACAGGCCTGATGTCGATGGTCCTGCTGCCGGTGAGCGGGATTACCCCGGGGCCGACACTCCTACTTAGTCTGATCCGCGGTGTCTCCGGCGGGTTGCTGCTCACGGCCGGTCTTACCCTGGCCCAAAGTGCCGCGGCCGAAGACGATCGCGTGCGGGCGCTCGGTCTGTTTAACGCATGCTTTCTGCTGCCCGCACTCTATGGCCCAGCACTCGGCGAGTGGACGTTGCGGGCGTGGGGTGATGCGGGATTTTTTCTGGTTGCCTGCATTCCGGCAGCCATCGGTCTGCTGCTGATGTTGCGCTACCCGCCCAGCGATCGAGCCGCACCTAGCACGGTTGGATATCTCGCCTTGCTGCGCGATCGCCATATCTGGCTGCCCAGCGTGGCGATGGCGGCCGCCGGGCTCGGCTACATCTTTGCCTATAGCTTTTTGGCGCTGCTGCTGACCGATGCTTTGCAAACGCCGGTCGCGTGGTTTTTTGTGCCGTTTGCGGCCGGCATGTTTGGTACGCGGTTTTTCGGATTGCGCCATCTGCAGCGCTTGCCGGCGTGGTTGCTAACGGGCCTCGGGTTGCTCAGTTACGGGGTCGGGTTCGGATGCCTCGCAGCAGCCCCGGCTCACGCTATTGTCGTGCCGGCCGTGGCGGGCGCGCTGTTTGGTTTTGCCTATGGGGTGACGGGTCCAGCGGCGACGGCATGGGCCTGCGCCCCTTATCCTGCTGGCGAGGCGAGCCGGGCCCGGCCAATCGCGCTGACCGGTGCGAGTTTTCAATTGGGCGCGGTCATCTCGGTGCAGGTTGCCGGAGCGCTGTTGCCGATGATTGGTTGGTCGGGTGTCCTGACGGTCCTCGGCGCCCTGGCCGCCACGGTCTTTCTGGTCGTTATCTACCACGGTGTTTCCGGCATGCGCCGGCGATTTTCGCCGGGCGCTCTCGACCCCCGACCGGGCGTCTGATCGGCTCGCATCCCCATACGTGCTAAGCTGTCGTCGGCGCCACCCCCCCCGGCGCCAAGCTGGCGCTGCTCCCGTAGCGGGGAGCGGTGCAGGCGCACCGGCGGCCCCCACCGCCGGTGTTTCACGTGAAACAGTGCGCACCAGTTGCGGGGGGCAACATGCAATACACGATGATCCAGGCGGCCAAGGCGGCTGGTCTATCTAAATCGACGGTCACCCGGGCGGTCAAAAGCGGTAGGCTTTCCGCCACCCAGAACGAGCTCGGCGTGATGGTGATCGATGCCGCGGAACTCCATCGGGTCTATCCGCCAGTGACGCAGCGCAATGGTGCAGACGAGGAGCCGCCTGGTGCAGCCGGGCGAATTTGGACCGGTGCGCACCAGGTCGATCCCGCCCTCGAAGCCCTGTTGCGCGAGAGATCAGAGCGCATCGCCGAACTCAGTGCGCGCCTCGAGGAGCAAGACGCGACGATTCGGGCCGAGCGCACCGTGACCGCCGAGACGATCCACGATTTGCGAGCCCGGCTGGATGCCGAGCAGGCCGAACGCCGCGAGCTGACGCTGACCTTGCGGATGATCGGAGCCCCCGCCAAGCGGCGCTGGTGGCGCCTCTGGCGCCCCTAACCCTCGTCGCGGATTACCCAGGTAATCGAGCGCAGCAGCGCTCCTGTGTCGATCAGCGGCGTCGCATCGGCCGGGGTCATCGCTTTGCGCCGGTAGCTGCTCCCCGGCGTGCGGCGTCGTCTTCGGGCCACTGTAGCGGGCGCCAGGGGCGGTGGGATGCCGGCCTGGATCGTCGCCTGCACCGAGTTGACAGCGATGATGCCGGCGCGGCCCAAGGCGGTGTCGACCGCCGCCAAGTCGCCGGCAAACGCGGCTTGCCCGGCCTTGCGCAATTCCGCCGAGATCGCCGGCATCGCGGCCTGGACCCCAGGGGTCAGAAACGGCCGGGCAGGGATATTGCGCGCCGGCGAGCCAAATTCGTGGATATACCCCAAGGCGGCATTGCCGATCGGGTCGCCCGAACGCGGGTTCTTTTCTTGCGGAATGCCGATCAGCAGCCGCTTGCGGGCGAGCGCCTCGATTGCGCGGGCAATGTCGTCAGGACCCGGCACAGCAGCGCCTGCCGATCGGGTGCCTGCGCCGGCGGCGCCCCCGGATGATCCGCCGCCGCAGCGCTGACCGGCGGCCGCGCAGCCGCCCCCCTCTTTGGCGCAACCTGGGCTCAGAGAGCACGATACGCCAGCCCGGATGTGCCATAGGGGTAATATTTGAGCCCCGAGACCCCGTAGAATGGGCGATAGCGGAAGAGGCGATATTGCGCGGTGGCCTGCCAGAAGCTGAGGCCATATTGGGTCTGCGCATACCATGCGGCACTCGCCGGCAGACCGTCGAGCCCGCCATACCCGACGCTGACCGGGCCCACCGCCTTGTTGGTCATGCGGCCAGGCGTCCCGGCCCCGGTGCCCGGCGGGCCGCCGATCTGGGCCAGGTGCGCGGTCATCATGTAGAGCAAGCGCTCGCGCTCGCCGCCGACCGAGGCGTCACAGACCGGGCTCGAGCAGCTGTTATCCAGGTAGATTGTCGCGTCGTAGAACAGCTCCTGTGCCAGTGCGGGTGAGACGGTGATCGTCCCCGACCCGGCAAATTCCGAGTAACGCGTGCTCCACCGGCCATAGTCGAATTGCACAACGCAATCGTCGACCGGCGGCACCGGGATCAGCGGCGGGCACTGGCACGGGGTGCAGCCACAGGCGCAGGTGCTCACGTGTTGGTTGCCTTCTCGATCCGCACGGCGCGTGTGCCGATCGCCCGGACCCGCTCATCGGAGGCCAGGTCATCCGGGTCGATCGGCTCCATCAGGGTCTTGATCCCGGCGAGCTCCCGAGCCTGATCGCGCGCCTTGTTGGGATCTTCGTAGGCAAAGATCAGCTTGTTGCGGACCAGTGGAAGATCGGCGTTCTGCCGCATCCATTCCTCGAAAAAGTCGCGATCCACATTGTGGGTCAGGCCAAAGCTATGAGTGATTTCAAAACCAGGCTGCACGCCAAACGCGACACGGTTGCCATTGAGCACCACGGTGCGCCCATCGGGGTGCGGGCGGGCGATCTTGACCTCGCGCATCCCGCCGCCCATCACCGGCTCCATGGTGTCGACCATCTGCCATAATTTGAGGATCAGCCCGTTTGGCAGCTTACAGGCAACCGTAACCGTGCCGGCCATTGGCGCTGGTCCTAGATCCCGAGCATCGAAGAGATCGCCATCGGCATGCGGATTATCGCACCCCAGGTGCCACCGACGATCTTCTGCTTGAACGAGCTCATCGCCCGGATGATCGGATGCGACCGCATCTTCTCATTAAACGCGCAATATCCAGTGTCCTGCCCCTCGACGCGCTCGGCGATGAGCTGGATCAGGTTGCCGACGGTGCCATTGCCCTGCGGGTTTTGCGGTGACCGTATGGCGTATTGCACAGCCGTTTCGATGCGCAGATTAGCGAATTCGTCCTCGATCATCTTGCGGGCGATCAGACCAAATTGGTTGACAAACCCGAGCGCCACGGCACTCGCCGGATCGAGCGCCAGACACATCGGGGTTTCGCGATCGACCAGCCCCGCGGTTTGTTTTACCAGCTGACTAAACAACGCCAGGATGTCGTTATAGACCTCGTTGGCGGTCGCGTTGGGCGCCCCGGTCGGGGTGAACCACGCATTGGCATTGCCGCCCGCTTTGGTCGTCGGGGTCAGCGACGCGCTCAATGCTGGATCGTTGAGCAAACCGTAGTTCTGCAATCCGGCTAGCCCAAAGAAATACGTCAGGTTGCTGAATTTGTTGAGCACCAAGGCGGCTGCCTGATCGAGCTCACTTACCCAGTTGATCCGCCCGAGCCCGGCGCGCTCGAGTTCCAGATCGCCGTATTCTTTAGTCGTCTGAAACAGGTAGCTTTGGCGTTGGGGCCAATTTGTATTGGCTCCACTGTGCCCGCCTTCGTTGTAATCGCCGTAGGTCGTGACCTCGCCGACATGCTCGACGACCGGGAACATGATCGTCTGGTCGAGCCAGGTGCCTTTGCGCACCTCGCCAAAAATCACCGCCGCCTTGTTTGGAGCGAACAAGATCTTGTAGACCGCCGGGTCGGTCAGCAGGGTGAGCATGAAAGGCACCGCCGAGTTGATCCCGGTGGTCAACGCCGGCATCGCATCACGCGCCATCCGATAATCGTGTTTGAACTCCTCCGGCACATAGCTGGTCGGCGGGTCCATGCCTTCGGCAAATGAGACGCCGAGCGCCTCAAACCGCGCCCGGTCAGCCTGCCAGGCCGTCCGTGCTTCCATCAAATTCATGGTGGGTTCCTCATTAAAAAACCCCGCCGCAGCGGGGTTGCCATTAGGCGGCCGCGGTTAAACCGTACCGATCGGCCCCACGCTGACCGAGGTGGTTCTGACCAATTCGCCGGTCAGACCGTTGCTGACCGCGCGCCAGCGCGTCTCGATCGACCCCGCCACAGTGGCCGCCGCAGCGGCAAAGCTCACCGTGCCAGTGGTAAGATTGGCAAAGGCTTTCTGCCCGATCGTCGCCGCCCCGGCCCCCGAGTTCAGCATCCAGAACCCGCCCGAATCCATCAGGGTCACACCCATGCCCGCGGGGATCACCATGCCAAACTCGCCCAGATACGCGGTGATCAGCCCCTGCTGCTCGCGATGGACAAACCCGGTAGGTTGCCCGGCACCCGTATTGTTGACGTAGATTGGCCCGGTCGAGGGGTCGACTCCGGTGGTGGTGTCCCACCACCCAAAGCACCCGATCGTCACCCCACTGGCTCCGGCGCGCAGGGCGCCCGGACCGGCATCGACCGATGATCTCGGGTTGGTATCGCAGAAATCTCCACTTACTGCGGGCGCCGGCTGCGTGGTGACAAGCCGCTGCATGCCTTGAGATACCGCCATGACTGGTTACCTCCTTCTGCTCGGTGGTTTGGCGCGCGAGTGCGCCGCGCGCGCCGGGCCGCCCCCATCATCCTCCTCGTCCTCGTCTTCCTCGGCAGGCTCGGGCTCAGGCTCGGGCTCCTCCGCGGGCTCTTCGACCGGGGTCGGTGGTGTTTCGACCGGCAGCGGTGGCACGGGAGTCTCGGGATGGGGCTCCGACGCGGACGTCGGACCTGCTGCGGCGTCGTGCAGCCGCCGCGAATGTTCGGGGCTGACGATCGCCATCAGCAGGTCACATGCGTGGCTGTATTCGTCGCTGGTCAGACCGGTCGGCAGTGGCTCTACCGGCGGCTTGTTGACCATCTCCTCGCGTTGGTCGGGTGGGGCCAGCAAGTACAGCAGCTCGTCGATCCGCGAGTGTGTTATGCCGCCACCTTCGGAAAACGCTCGGTGAACCTCGCTCATGGGCCTGGCTCCCTTTAAACTTGCCGAATGTGTTTGGTTTCGGGGAAGCGCTCGGCAAAGGATTTGAGCGCCGCGGCATCCATCGCTACTGGGGCTGATCCCAGCTGTGGAGCGCCGGCTTTGGGCTGGACCGCCAGCAATGCTGGATAGGCGCTCGGATGAATCGCCGCCGGGTCGACCCCGCGCATGCGCAGCGCCTGGGCGTAGACCTGATCCTTGCTGTCAAAGGCTTGGGTCAGCTCGCCGACATAAGGGAAGACCTCGCGCTCGGCCTCGCGGATTTCCCGTTGCGTGCGCGCCGCAGCGATTTGTGCCGCGCGGACCGCAGCGGCGATCGCCGCATCCATCGCGCCCTTGGTCACCAGGTCAGGTTGTGGGTTTTTAGTCTCGTCGGCGCTCGGGATGATCGAACGCCTATCCTGTGCGTCCCAGGCCGCATCGGCCGCCTCGTCGTCGTCCTCGCGTTTCTTCTTTTCTTCATCGGTCTCGTCACGGCCCAGCCGGCGCGCCGCGTCGCGAGCACGGATCGCTTTGATGTCCTGCGCTTTCTCCTCCGGGGGACAGTCTGGGTCCTGATCCTGGTTGCCCATCGGTACCGCACTGTTCGGCGGCAGCATCGGCGGTTCATCAACAATCCCGCCATTCCCGGTGCCGGCCAGCACCGTTTCGATCAGCGGCAGGATTTCGTCGATATCGGCGTCCTGGGCGATCCGCTTGCCGGTCAGCGCCCGTTTGAGGGCGTCCTTCATGCTCATGTTAATCACCTCCGGTTGCATGGGTGGTTTGGCGTCGCCGATCACGACATCGTGGCCGGCACGGCCCTCGGCGACAGCGGCCACATGGTTGCCGACGATGTTCGTCATGATTCCGTCGTAGCGCTGGCCCTCGTAGACGCCCGGCGTCATCACCGGCTGGTAGCGATAGGCGCAGCTGAGCTCACGCTTCTCGCCGCTCTCGATCGCGTCGATCGCCGCTTGCGGCCAGAACACCAGCGAGTTTTTCAGGTATGGCGGCTCAAACCGGGCGTGCGTGCCGGTCGAGCCGATCACCAGTTCGGGCGGATGATCCTGCGCGCTGATCGGCACGTGCTCGCTGAGGATCGGCAGATTGTTAAAAGTCGCGGTCCCCTTGGCGATCTCGTCGGGGTGGCGCAGCAGCTGATAGGTCTTTTCCGGATCGAGCCCGAGGCTTTCCCAATCGGGGATCTCCTCGCCTTTGTAGGGGTTGACCGTGGCCTTGCTGATATTCGCCTCCTCGACGTGCAGCCGGCCGTCGGCGTCCTTTGAGCGCACCGAGTTCCGGTCGAGTGCCATGTCGTTGGCGGCGGTCAATTCGCGGGTCAGCAGCGGTCGGCTGCCCTCGGCATCGCAGTCCGCGTCTGCGCTGTGCTCCTCCTCGCCGCCTTCCTCGCCGACCCAGGCGAGCAGACCGCGCAGGAAGTTTTTGAGGGTGTCTAAAAAGGCCCCGGTGGTTTGGTCGTGGCCCTCGCCAACACTCTCGACAAACTCTTTACCGACCGACTGCGGAATGCCGAGCGTGGAGTGCCCGCTTGCCGCGGCATGCATCGCGCGGCGCTGCGGCTCCGAGGTCGGCGGATCGGTGGCGAGTTCATTATCGCCGCCGGCGCCAACCCCGGAAATCGGCCCTCCCACCTCTGGCATAGATACCTCCCTGCTCCTGGCATGGATTACCTCCCTTGAAAGCCCCGCCGATGCGCTACCCGATGCCGAATTACCCTTGCGAGTTTGAAATCCCGGATGCCTGGCTCGCCGAGGCCGGCATCAATGGTTTCACTCGAACCATGCCGGCGTACCGATCGACCCCGGCGGCGGTGCCGGTGTCATTGCGCGAGATCGAGCCGCCGTATCGCACGCCAGAAAAAGATTGGCGCGGTTTCGACCGCGGCCGACTGATCTCCGTTCTGAACGGCATTGCGACGGGGGCAGAGATCGAGCCGGTGCCGCTGCTCAAACTACCGCCCGGTGATTTCCTGCCGTCGCCGTACGGCTATCGAGTGCGTAATGGATTTCATCGGTTCTATGCGTCGATCGCAGCGGGCTTCGAGTGCTTGCCGGCGGAGATCTCATGAGCACGCGAGAGGACGGACTTGTCAGACAGTGGCTGGCGCTGCCGCGGGCTGAGCGGTTGCGGTACGTGCGCCACGATCCGGCCTATCAGCGAGCCAACGAGCTCGCCGATCATCTGATGGAGCTGCTGCACGCCGCCGTGCGCTCCGGCGAGGTTGGCCTCGAAATCTCAGGCATCGCGGCGCCGACAATCGTCGAGCGCAACCGCGCGATCCTCGCTCGCTATTTGAGCCCCCTCAAAGCGGCGGCGTGGATGGCCGAGGGGCCGATGGACCCGGACCTCCTCGAATATTGCATCTTGAAGCTGATCGCTGCCGGGGTGTCGATCCCGAAACCGTGAGCTGAAAAAAAGCGGCCCCAGGAGGAGCCGCCAAGGTCATGGGAGACGTAGGAATGCCCGGTCTTGGACGAGACCGGACACTCTTGTCTTGGCCCACAGCCCGACCACCGCGCCACCAAATAATTTGGCGTCAGCGCATTTTTATGTTTGACTTTGTTGGCGTCACGCCATATATTCTCATCATCAGAACAACGACACGCCAGCCCGGTGGAAGGCCCGGACCGAGAGCCAGAGCGCCTGTAAACGAGGGTCGCGCCGTACAAGTCGGCGCCTGATGAGCAGGAGCGAAACCCAATGTACACGATCGCGGTTGCCGGTAGCGAATTCGAGACCAGCGCAGATATCCGCGCCAAACTGCACCAGGCTGACGAAATCGAGGCACGGCACATCAAGGCGATCGATCGTATCGAACGCGAGGGGATCAAGTATTCGAACGAGGATTTCGACATTCTGTCGGGTGCGCGGCACGCGATTTGGCGCCGCGGAGAATGCGAGCGCCTTGGGCTACATACCAATTGCAGCGCAACGGAATTCTGGGGCGCTAAGGCAAGGGAAACCCAATGAACAAGCTGACAGACAACAACGGATACCTGGTAGCGCGGGGATCAAAGGCGAAGCTGCTGGCCTTCGTCGAGAAACAGCGCCAGTTCGACCCGGGTTATGCCCTTTGGCTCAACGGAGTGCGGGTGCTTTAAGCACCCAGGAGCGAAACACGATGATGCGGCCGACCTAGAGCGGCCGCCCCTCCGGGATGGGGCACACCCGGCGGTGCCGCGGCCACTTCGAGCCGCGGGCCGGACAGTTCATAAAATCGGCAATCCTGCCGGGCTCTTTTTTCGGAGGCTCTCATGAGCGCTTCTCAAATCGCTGCGCGCCACTTCGGCCGCCCGGCCGTTGCCACCCTCGCCCGCAAGGGCATTCGGGTGATTGGCCTGCAAGCCATCCCCGACGAGCGCGGCTCGTTCCTCAACTCGACCACCGGTTACGTTGTCGACGACAACGGCTGCGGTCGGGTGTGGACCTTCCGCCAAGTAAGTGAGGCGGCGCGGTGAGCGCCGCCCGGGAGGATCCGCCGCTCGACTTGCGCGAGCAGATCGCCCGCATCGACCGGGCGATCATCGAAGGCGGCAAGCTGCGCGCCGAAACCGAAAAATTCGTCGCCGAGCAGCGCAAGCTGGAAGCCGAGGCCCGCAAGTTCGACCGCGAGCGCTGGCTGGCCCCCGCGCTGGCGATTGCCGCGGTGATCGGCGGGTTGCTCGGCACCGCCTCGTTTATTGCCAAGCTGATCCAATGACCGGGCCCGAGTTGCGCGCTTTCCGCAAGCGCTTAGGCCTCACCCAGGCGCAATTTGCCGAAACCCTCGGTATCTCGGCCAGCCAGCTTCACAACTATGAACACGAGCGCGACCGCCGCACCGGCGAACCCTGCCCGGTTCCCAAGCTCGTAGCACTCGCCTGCATCGCACTGGAAACGCCCGCCCAACATGAAAGGATCAACCGATGATCGCGCTACCGTTTGACGATCACCTCGAGTTTGCCGAGGCGCTCTATTATGCGCACACAGCGGCCAAGCTCACTCGGGTGGAAAATCCGCACGCCGAACCGCGCAGCCCGGAGTGGGAAGAGGTTAGCGAAGACGAACGCTCGATTTGGCGGTTGACCGCCAGACGGTTGTTGCAGCTGCATCCAACGAGCTGAACTAATCCCGATTGCGACACCCTTATCGATGTCACCTGATCGGCAGCGGCACGATGCAGGCCAATAGCGCGAAGACCACGACGATGACCGCGATGGCGACTGCCGCCCACAAGACGATGCGGACGACTTGGATCGCCACGTTGACCACCCAGGCGAACTCTGCCGGCGGGGCGGCCAGTGCCAGCAACACGCGGATGATCGCAAAGACCGCGAGCACCACGACGATCCAGATCAACAGATGCTCGATCGAGCCCAAGCCAAAGCACATGGCGGTTACTCCTCGAACACGGCCCCGGCCGTGTAGCCGGCATCGCGTAACGCCCGCAGGTATTCCGGATTGCGCGGAAGTCGAAGCGTTGCGCCGGGTTCCGGGGCTTCGCCGATCACCGATTCCGGCCAGCACCGACAGTTGATCCAAGCACCTGCGTGCGCCCGCACTTCCGGTTGTCCAGGCTCGGTGACGACCGGCGGATCGCTCCATAGAACAAATTGGCCCTCGAGCTCTTTGTGACGCGGGCGAACGTCGGCGTCGCGGGCGGTGCGCCACCAGTAGCCCGGTGAGCCGACATGCTCGGCGCGCACCTGCGTCAGGTTGGTGGCGGCCCGCCCGGTCTCGGTGCGGGCGATCGTGTTGGCTCGGCTCCGGGTGACCTCGCCGGTGCGCATGATCTCCTTGGCGATCTCGTTCCAGCGCTCGCCGCTGGTCAGCCCAAGGGTCGCCAATTCGTGCACGCGGTCGGCGGCCTCGCGCGGCAATGAGGTGATCAAGTCGACCTGCTCGGTCATCAGCCGCTGAAAGGTCAACCCGGTCGGCGCGGTGGCGATCTCGCGGCGCAATCGGCGGCCGATCTCTTTACCGAGCTCGTGCCACGCATTGGCGTCACGCCGCGCCACCTCGGCGAGCATCCGCTCGGCCTGGGTTTCGGCCCACGGCTCGAGGATCACCGCATAGGCTTGGAGTGTCTCCTCGAGCTGGCGCAGCCCTGCCGGGTCATCAGGCGCAAACCCGCGCACGATATCGTCAATGTGGCGCGCGATGCGGCGCAGGTTGCGGGCATATTCGGCCTCGGCGCGGCGCACCGTCTCAAACGGCCGGCGGCGCCGCGAACGCGCCACCGGTCACACCCCGCTGCGCGCGGCCCTGCGGGTTTCGGCCCGGCCGGCAAGCGGATCGCGGCCACCACTGCCGGACGGCGAGGCGACCGAGGTAACGGTCTGGCCCTGCTGCGGCCCGCCGCCGGCGGGACGCGGTGGCCCGCCCAGCCGCTCGCTCGGCGCCATCGGCGGCGGTGGCGGCGGCTCGGGCAAGTCGTCGGGGTCGAGCTCCAGCCCTGCATACGGGCTCTCGGGGTCGGTCGCCAATACCTGGCGCACCTCCTGGTTGGAGATCGCACCCATCTGCTCGTATTGATCGTGAATGTCGGCCTTGGTCTTTTGCACCGCTGCTTGTCCGGCCTCGTCGAGCTGCCACAGCGATTTGAAATCAAACGTGATGTCGGGATCGACCCGGCCAAACAACGAGAGTTGGACAAAGTCGATGACCCGGGTCAGCGGCTCGCGAAACAGCTTGTTCTGAACGGCTCTGATCCAGTCATAGAAAGATCTAATTTCCCCTTCGCTGCTGGCATTGAGACCTGACGGGGTAAGTCCGGTATATTTAATAAGTGGAAGGCCAGAAATCGAGCAGATGTGCTCTTGACTTTGCGCCTGCAGCGCCTCGAGACCACCCAACGGTGTCGAGATGTTCTGAAACTCTTCGGTATCCTTGTTGAGGATCAACAGCCCTCGGTTGTCGCGGAAAAAATTGTAGAGATCGGCGCGGTTCTCGACGATTGGCTGGCCGCCCCGGTTCAGCATCGCGGTCAGATCGGTCAGCATCACGCTGGTCGAGAACGAGCGGATCAGATCGGCGACCGAGTCGCGGGTCTGCACCCATTTGTCGATGTAGGGCTTGGCCATCTGCGACAGCGGCAGACCACCAAACATATAGGCGGGCTTTAACAGATCCCGGACCGGGCGCCCGACCAGGGTCAGCAGTCGCGTGGCGTGGATCTGCTTACCCATGACAAACCAGCTTTGCGGCTTGTACCAATCGGCGCGCAGCGGGTCAGAGCTGTTGTAATCGATCGGATAGGTCCACACCGGCTCGACGGTGCGCACCGCCTTTAGACCGCCCTTGCGGACCTTGGCGAGCGAAGTCTCGTCGCGGCCATGGCCGATCGAGGTCTTCAGCTCGTTGGGGTTATCAGTGGTGCCGAGATCAAGGTAGAGGTGCCCGCGGCCAAAAAAACAGTCGAGCTCGGCCAACTCATTACATGCATCCTGCACGCCAAGTCGTTTGAGCTCGTCATAGATCGCGTTGATTTCGAGGGTCTTGTCCTTGTCGCTTGAGCTTTTGAGCTCGATCCACTCGCGGGTCATCTCCGAGGCCATGACTTCCGCGAGACGCCGGTACTCGCCGCGCTGCGCCAGCTCGGACAGCACCGGATAGCCGAGAAAGCTCAGCCCATCGGTATAGTAGACGGCGAGCAATTGCTCGGCCGCCCAATTGGTCGCGGAACCGAGATTGCTGTCCATCGCCATCGTGGAACGGTCCGGCGGCACGACCCCGGGCATTGGCGGCTTGACCGCAAAGGTCGGCTGTCGCGGTTTGCCGCTCGGTATCTCGCCGCGCCGGCCGGCATTGTGCAGTGCCGTGGCAAAGTCGATCACCGCAGCCGCTACACCCCGACGTTTGCGTGGCGGCGAGGGGCCGCCGGGCGGCATGTTGACGACAGTCACCGCCGGATCACGCCAACGACCGGTCGCCGGATCAGCATGTCGTTGGTGACGATCACCGGCGGCGGCGCCGGCTCGACCAGAAGCTCGCTAAAGGCCCAGACCAACGCGTCGACCCGGTCGGGCGAGCCGGCCATGTCTCTGTCGATATCGACGGTAAAGGATGTCATCTGAGCCTCCAGCTCGGGAAAATTCCCGACGTGGTGGATCCTTCGCTGCTCATAGAGGGCCGAGACCGGCTCGGCGCGGATCACCTTGCCGCGCGAGGCATGCACGGGCGTGTAGGCCACATTCGGGTCAACCATGCGGATGGTGTTCTCGACCATCTCGCCACCAGCATTGATCTCGGCGACGATCCGGTCAGCCTTGCGCTCCGGGTTGCTGTATTGGGCAATTGCGGCGCGCGCCCATTCGATCGGCTGATAATGCCCGGAGACATCGGCCAGCACATAGCCGTGCCCGTTCCAATCCTTGCCGGCGACAATGATCCCGGTCTCATCGGCATCCTCACCCGAGGTCATCGCGGGGTCGATCGCCACCACGACGCGCTGCAAATTTGGCAATCTGTAACCATAGGGCAACCGATCGCGCTCGATGCTTTCGTGCGTCCATAGCGCGCCCGGCACATCCTCGAGCAGCTCGGCATAGATCTCCTGGCGACCGAGGCGCGTGCCTTCGTAGCGGCGCAGGATCTGGTCAAAAAAGCTGGCCGGCAAATTGGACTGGTTATCAAAGGTCGAGCCGCGGGTGACCGTGGTCGTCGAAGCGGTCAGCAACTCGCGGATCAGCTTTGTCGGACGCGGTGTGGTGGTTACACAAACCCGCGGATGCGGCCCGAGGCGCAGCCCGAACATCAGCATGTCCCAGGCCTCGGGATAGCGCCACGCGCCAATCTCGTCGCACCACGCTGCGTCGTGTTGCGGTCCGCGCAAACGCTCCGGCTCATCGGCTGAGTAGGCAGTCGCCTGCGCGCCGTTGGACCACACGAGACGACGCTTGGAGGGCTCGTATTGCGGTCGCGCCCACGGCGGCGAGATCGCCAGGATGCCGCTTTGCCCCTCGATCATCACATCGCGCACATCGGCCGCGGTGGCGGCGACCAGCGCGAGCCTGCCGTGCCCGGCAGCGATCTGCATGCGGCACCATTCGGCACCCGCTCGGGTCTTGCCAAATCCGCGACCGGCGAGCATCAGCCAGACCAGCCAATCGCCCGCCGGCGGCAGCTGGTTGGCGCGTGCCCACCATTCGCCCCAGGCATAGGGAAATTCGGTCTGCGCCTTAGCCGACCACCTTGCCATTACCGCGTGCCGCTGAGGCGGGCTCAGCTGCGCCAGCTGCTCGACTGGCGAGAGCGTCGATAAGCTGCTCATTGCGCTTACGGGCCTCCGCAATCGGCATTGGCAACGACAGCTCGACGGCCCCGCCGTCCTTGCCGGTCATCTCCAGGCGCCGGGTAAAGCCGCGGCTCTTGCCGAGCGTCTCCAGGTAGAACCGCGCCGCATTCAGGTCTTTGTTCTGCAGCGCCTCGACCATGATCTGTTCGGCCATATCGACAGTAAAATCGCGAGCCTGCTCGCACGCCTCCTGCAGGCGCTTGGAGCGGTGCACCGCCATGGCGACGAGCTCGCGCGAGCATGATTTTCCGGTCTCGGCTTGCAATGCGCGTGCCGCAGCGGCTTTGATGCCGCCCTGCGAGCGCAACGCCCGCTCGATTTGCTCGGCTGTAAAGATCCGTGCCATCAGTTTGCCGCCTCGGGCGCGTGTAGAACCGTAACGGGTCGTAACGCTACCCGCTCGGCCGCGATCTCGGCGAGGGTTCGACCGTCGCCGTCCAGGTCAGCGGGCGGCTGTCGCCTTAGCGGCGGGTGCTGTCGGCTTTGCAGCGGGCGCGCCATTTCTCGATCTCGCTGATGTTGCAGGCGTGGTCGGCGGGTCCGGTGCGGCATTTCTCTTGCCAGCTGTGGAGCTGCCGGCACGAGGGCGGCACACCCTCGAGCCCCTGGCGGTCGCCGGCGAGCGCTGATCCCCACCAGCACAACGCGACGAGGCAGCCGGCGAGCAAGAGCCTCGCCAACGTCAGCATAGCCCTGATCACAGCAAACCGACCAGCAGCAGCACGAGCACGACCAACGCCACGACGCCGAGCAAGCCGGCGGGGTAATAACCCCATGTTGCGGGAGCCTCGTTGTAGGGCCAATGCGGCAATCCGGCGATGATCAGCACCACCAGCACAATCAAGAGAATAATTCCGGCGGGCGATAAATAGTGCTGCGCCATCCCCGGAATTCCCTTGTGTTGAGGCATTTAATGCCTTATTGTGAGGTCGTACCGAAGCGCTGCTCGAAACTTCGCTTCACCACACGAAAGGGAAATTATCCGATGCCAAAAGCCATTCGCGGCCTTCACGCGCACATCGCCGACATGCTGGGCGTTACGGAATCAGGCTTAGAGACCCTGTTCCGGATCAAAAGAGGCGACAACATCAGCGGCGGACAAGCGGGCGCGCGGCTACTGCGCCAGCGGTATGTCACTGACCCCATTCATGCGGGTGGTGGCTATTGGATGCGCAGCCTCACCCCCGCCGGGCTCGACATCTGCAATCGCGCCCGCACTCTCGGCTGGTAATAACGAACCCCGCCCGGCGCTCGAAACGCCGGCAAACCCCACGAAAGGATCTCACGATGAAACTCTCGATCATCGCCGCCCTCACCACTGCCCTGGTCGCGACCGGCGCCAGCGCCGCCGAGGCCCAGATGACCTGCGAAGCGGGCATCGCGGCAATGCACCGGGGCGTCACCCCGACCAACCCGCCGAACTGGTCAGAATGCCTACGCCAGGCCGCGCCCGCGGACGCTGTACAGGAGGAAATCAAACGCAACATTGCCAATGGCGACCCAGTCTTCATCGGCTGTGATGACTATGCCCGTATGAGCGGCTGTCGATACCTCTACCCGCCTTACCGCCCTTTTATCGACGTAAGGCCGTAGCCCCGCGGTGCCGCCCGCGATGCTCGAACACCCGGGCGGCGTGCCCGCTGCCGGCCCCTCGTCCCACGAAAGCAAAACGAGGGTGCGTAGCGAGACCACCAATTTAATCGAGGAGCCGGGCGATGACACCCCAAGAACTGCGCGCCTGGCGTCTCTCACTCGGCTGGTCGCAGCCGCAAGCGGCCACCGCACTTGGTATGGCGACGCGCTCCTATAGGTACCTCGAGGCCGGCGAAACCAGCACCCGGGCGAGCCGCCGCGAAGTGCCGGTTGCGATCGAGCTGGCAACCCATGAACTCACGCGCCGCCACAAAGAAAGTTAATTCCCAGTTAATTCCCCGCCGGTGCTCGAAACGCCGGCAAACCCACGAAAGGAAACCTTCACCGATGTTCGACGCAATCATTGCCGGTATAGCTTTAGGCTTGGCAATCCTCGCCCTACTGCTGCTCTCGGGCTGCACCGCCCCGGTTCCCGGCTACACCTGGAATAAGACCGCGGCCACCCAGGCCGATTTCGCCAGCGATAGCTTTGGGTGCAAGCAAACCGCGCGGGCGACCGTTCCCGGTGGCGGTGTGGCGGTCGGCGGGCTGGCGTTTGTCCTGATCGCCACCGCGGTGCGCGCCGAGAACACTCACAATGGCCAACAGCAAGTCTACAACGAGTGCATGGCGGCACTCGGCTACACCCCGACCCCGGCGGTCGCGCCATGATGGACGCGCCAACCACCGGTATGTTTTGGCTGGCGATCGGGTTATTCGCCAAAATCTTGCTGACCACGGCGGCCACCTTTGACGGTGGCGCCGGGAGCGAGCCGCCCTATTCCTGCCGGCTCCTCTACGACGAGCAAAAGAAGTGCGCGTTTGGCAGCTGCGACACGCGGGTCCTCGAGCGGCTGCGCAACGAGTGTCTGCGCGATGGCGGGCGGCCATGACTATGCCGCGTAGTCTCGACGGAACCTACTGCCACGCGTGCGGCGGCGAGATGTTCATCCAACCGGATGGCGTGTCGCACCACGGCCGGCTTGGCGAGATAAGCCACGATGACGACGCCGACCACGTCGCGGTTGCCGATGTCGAGGGCGCCGCGCTGGGGGAGGGGTGCTGATGGGCTATCATCAAATGCCCGATCTCGAGACCCTGGCGGGTGAGTTACCCGATCCACTCCAGCGATGGACGGCACGGCGCAAGGCGGCAGTGGTCGCGGCGATCACGCTGCAGCGGATCAGCCGCGAGGAGGCGTGCCGCCGTTATCAGGTGACCGAGGAGGAATTAACGGACTGGATCGCCCGGCTTGAGCAGCATGGCGTCCGCGGGTTGCGGACCACGCGGCTCCAGCAATTCCGACCAGTCGCAAAGGCTGACTTAGCATGAGCAACGACATGGTCGACATCGCGACCGCGGCCACCAAAGCCGACGTTCATAGAGCGCTGGCCGAGCTGCGCCTCGACCTGCTCAAATGGAAGGTGGTGCAAACCATGGTGATCATCACCGCGCTCGGCGGGTTGATCATCTTGCTGCATTTCGGGACTAAGCCATGACCGACGACAAGATCCAGCGCCTGCCGATCGCCAGGGATGAGCTCGACGCGACCTTGCGCGCGACGCTGGCGCGCGATGAGATGACCCGCATCCAACTCGGGGAAGGTCCCGAAGCCATCATCGTCGCCGATGCCTACCCGCGGCGGCAATGCGGGCAATGCACATTTTGTTGCACCGCGGCCGGGGTCAACGAGCTCGAAAAGCTGCCGATGAAGCGCTGCCAACATCTGCGCGACGGCGGCTGCGGGATTTACCCGGATCGCCCCTCGAGCTGCGCCAAATTCTCTTGCGGCTGGCTGATCGGCAATTTCGACGAGCGCTTCCGGCCCGACAAGATCGGTGCCTACGTCGCATTTTTCATGACCGAGGAGTTCGGCTTTTACGCGGTGGTGCAGATGATGACTGCCCGCGCCAAGCCCAAACGGATCGCGCAGATGATCAAGCGCCTGTTGGTGTGGGTGCCCGAGGTGCGTGTCGTTGTCGACGACGCGCACGGGACGATCTACCGGCATGACAAGCCGCCCTGCCGATTTATCAGGCTCGACCGCGAGCCCGGTGACTACGAGACGCTTATTTACCGACTGCTCGATCCACGATGACTCTGTCGATGCTGGCGATCTGGGCCGCGGCCTTTGCGATAGGGGCGATCATTGGCTGGCTGATTGCCGCGTGTTGGGAACGCCGGCTGAAGGCGCGCGGTAAATTCTGGTCGGGTTTATGGTGATATGCATAGGATGAACCACGTGCGCGAGTATCTCATCGATCTGCATCGATCCACCCCATCGGGGTTCTGGTATGGGCTTGCCTTCGGGATAACGTTCTCGTGGTTGCTCATCATCTCGTTGTAGAACAACCACTGCCAGTCCGGAGAAACGGCGATGCTTGAATGGATGATCGTCATTTACGAGATGAATACCCACCGTCTCGTTATAGAACAGCCACTGCACTTCCCGACGCGCGAAGCATGCGACCGCGCTCGAGAGGGCTATAACGGCTGGCCATCACGAACCTACGCGCTGTGCCGACCAATTCAGACACCCAAGGTAGGAGCCAGCCCTGACCTCGACCCGGCTCCGGCTCGGCCCTTATTTTTATAGCCTCGAAAAACCCGATCCCCGGCGGCTCTCATGTCGTGGTTCCGAGGGTCTTCTCGTTGACCGCACGATGATTTCGAAAAGTCGAGGGGCTGTGATCAGGATGATTGGCCTGGCGCTGATCTGGGCCGGGACTGTGATCACGATGATTGGCCTGGCGCTGATCTGGACCGCGGCCTTATTTTTATAGCCTCGAAAAACCCGATCCCATCACAGCGGATCGATCCCCATGTCGATGGCCCGGGTCAACCAGCTGGCGATTGCCTCGCGGCTGGTCAGCCCATCGACGGCGGCCCGCATCTCGGCGAAATTGGCGTTTGTCTTCGGCGAGGCGTGCGGGTTGCGGTCCCAGGCCGAGGCCATGATCCACTGCCGCAGATAGGCCCGCAGCGCAGCGATCTGCTGGCCAGTCAGCGGCTCGTGGTTGAGGTAAGCCTCGACTGCCGGGCGCAGCACACCCGAGGTCTCGTACATCCAGTAGCCGGGCGCTTCGTCGGCGGCGTTCATGTCGTGGTTCCGAGGATCATTGCGTTGACCGCGACCAGCGCATCGACCGCGATGATATGCTCTGCCAGCACGCCGGCGCGCAGTTGGCTGGTAGCCTCGCGGTCGCCGGCAACGTGGTGCCCGGCCAGCCAGATCGCCAGACAATCGGCCAGCGCCGCCCCTTGAATATCCGGTGGATGACCGGCGAGCAGCGGCTTGATGCGCTCGACAAGCGCCGTGATCGTCTCGGTCTGATTGTTCATGCCGCAGTATAGCGGAAGGGCGGCACGGGCCGCCCCTCCAGCCGCGCGGGATTAAAAGAAGCTCGTCGACGACGCCGGCAGAAACCGGGTCGGCACCGGGACGCTGCTGTTAAACAGGTTGCTAAACGATCCGCGAGCCAAGGGTGCGGCGACGCCGCCCTCGCGCACCTCGGACAGACCCAAGAGCGTGGTCGGCCCGATCTCGTCGATGATCCCGAAAATCCCGACCTTGCTTGCCGGGGCCGAGACAACCACACCCTTGCGCCCCATCAGCGAGGTTACCAGGCTGGGGTTGATCGAGGTCAGCGACACCTCTTCCCAGCAGATAAATTCGGTCGAGGTCGACAGGAGGTTTTCGTTGCCGAGCGTGCTCGGGTTGCCGCCAAAGAAATCGAGATCGACAAACACCGGGTTGTTGGGGCGGTTTGATTTGACGTCGAGCGTGAGCAGGGTCAGCGAACCCTGACTAACAACCGGGCCGGCGGTGTTGGTGTACCTGACGTCGCCAAGCACCTGCCCGGTGACCGCCTGGTAATGCCCGGCCGCACCATCAAAGAGCAGCGCGCCGTTGCCGTTGGTGGTGATTGGCGCGGCGTTGGCCAGCCGCGGGTCGGCTTGGATCGGGATGGCGTTGTAGCTCGCCTGCGCGGTCGGGCTCGCACGCACCACCGCATCCCCGATCAGCCCGTCGAACTTGATCGGGCTGTCGCTCGCCGGGGTGATCACCCAGCCGATCAGATAGCCGCCCGAGCACGGAGCCGCGGGAACGGTCTTTGTCGGCAAACCGCTGGCATAGCCGTTTTGCTGGGTGCCGTCAGGCACCAGCACGATCTTTTCAAACACCGTGGCGGTGACGTCGAAATCGGTTTCCTTGCAGATAAAGCTACCGGCGAGATCGGCCTCGGAGGTGCCACATACCCAATGAAAGCGGATCTTGACCGGCTCGTGCTCAGGGCACGACACCCCTTTGGGGCAAACCACGCCAACCTCGATCTCGGTGACCGGGGCAGCGGCACCCTCGGGCAGTGTGAGTGGGGGGGCGTTGAGGAATTTGGGAAACACGATGACGCTGCCGGGTTCGGTGGCGTCGTTTAAGGTGGGGCTGCGCACCTGGGCGGAAGCCGCTCCGGCCAAGGCCAATAGCGGGAATATCCACCCGGCGGTCCGAATGGCCCGTTTAATAATAAACCGCATGTTTTGAATTTCCTTCTAAAGCCTCTTGATTGAGGCCCCGCACTATCGAGCAATCCCTATACCAACTGCCATTGTCTCGCGTTTTGCTTATTCTTGAAGAACTTAAGAGAAAGGCCCGAGGCATCCGAATCCGAAGATCCGGACTCTGCGCCCCAAGCGAATCCGGAAATCCGGACTATATTAATTTCGGCTGCGCGGTGGCGATAAAATATCAATATCTAGCAGACCTGGCGCAGCTCGGGACGTTATTTAGGCGTGTACGATATTCGGTAACGCCGCCCGTTCGTCAAGCGATTGTTCTACGCCACGGTTTTTTGACCAGCTGCGGGCCACCTGATCGAGCCCGCGGCGCAGCCGGCGCACGGTCACCGGGCGGGCGCCGCCGGCGAGCACGACATAAAGAAACGGCAGCCATTGGCCCTCGGCCACGGCAAAGGTCAAGGCCACGAGCTCGGGAGCCAAGCGGCCGCTCAGGCGCTCGAGCACGCGGCGGGCAAACTCGGCGCCGCGGTCCTCGCTGGGCCCGATGCCGCGCGCGCCAAAGATCGCCATCCATGAGACTTGCGGGCTCGAGCGGCCGAGATCGCGCCGCGCCACCTCGAGCAGATCACCCAGATCGCGCCCCGCCAGATAGTGGTCTTTGTCGATCAGCCCGCGGCCGTAAAGGATGCCCAGCGGATCCACCGGCAGATCGGCTGACCCGGTCGCTGACACCCGGTGCGCTTGCAGCTCGCTGGTGCCGCTATCGTGGACGATAACGCCGCGGCGGCCGGCGCGGGTGGTCTGCCGGCGGCGGGCATGGAGCAGGCGTGGACGACCTCGCCGGCGCCCGGTCTTGCGTCTGGTCATTGCAGATTGATACCAATCACCCCCTCAGACGGCATTCCTACAAGACAAACATCGACTTGGCGACGATTTCTCTTAATCTGTCGACGGTGTCGGCGGGGCCGTCGTCACGATATGCTGAAATAATGAGGGGGTAGGGATGCGAGACTCGAAAACCGAGCAATTTCTCGATCACGGACAATATAAATATTCCTATCAGGAAAGGGTCGAATTTTCTGACATCGCCCTCGACGCGAGTCAGGAAAATCCTTCACGTCTATTACGCCGGCTCAATGAGGATTTGGCGATCAGCTACGGGCTAGCGATGCAAGACGGTGACAAATTTCCCGCAATCGTGCTGTTGCAGCTGGCTGCGGACCAGCCCAAAAAATACCTGATCGCAACCGGGGTGCATCGGGTCAAAGGGGCCGAGCTAATCGAGCAGCACTATTTTGACGCTTACGTGGTGATCGAGCCCGATGTCTATCGTGAAGAAGTGCTGATCCGGCAGCTCAACACGATCGAAGGCCAAGGCGTATCAATCACCGATCGCATCGCCCAGGTTCTGCTCTTGCATGAGAAGTATCCCGACAAGACGCTGACCACCCTGGCGCGGGAATGGCGACTTAACGAAAAATCGGTCAAGCTGTCGCACAGTGCCGAGCAGGCGTTGAAGCGTGGCCTGCGGTTTGGCTACGATTTTAGCAAGGCCAAGCTGTCGCGCACGATCCAGGTCGGGTTGAACGGTATCCACTCGGATGTGGTCTTTCAGCGTGCCGCGCAATTCGCGTTGACCCCGTCGGTCAGCCCCGGCGATATCGAGGCCATGATCAAGGAAATCAGAAAGGCGCCACGCGAGGAATCTGCCGGGCTTGCCATCATCAATCAACGCATGGACGAGCTGGTGCAGCGCACAATCCACGCCAAGGCGCGGCACGGCCGGATCTCGCCAACCGCCGCGACAAATCTGATCGCCAATTGTCGCCGCATCCTCTCGCAGATCGAGAAAGGTGTCGAAAACCTGCACCTAGCGGCACTAAACAACCCGGCCGACGCGCTGATCGTCGTCGACGACACTGTGAAGTGGTTAAAAAGTGTGGCGACCGAGCTTGATCGGATCCGCCGTCTCGGGGCGTTGGCGGCCGCTTGAGCTGGCAATCCGACCTTTTTGATCTGATACGGGATCGCCAGTGGTATCAGGTCGGCGAGCTGTTTGAAATCTGCGAGAGCCAGATCCCGTTACATTTAGCGATGCGCCGCGCGATGGCGCCCAGCCGCTATCGCACCGAGCTGCCAACCAATTTTGAAGCCCGGTTGTTAGCATTTCGCATGATATTGTCGGTGTTTGGCGTTGAGACCGAGACGCCGCCGCGAGGGCGCCGGTATGGCACTCCCAAGTTCCAATGGAATACGCGGATCCGTCTGCGCTACCTGGCCAACCGCAGCTGTCCGGTTTGTCGCGGGCCGGTAATCAAGGCCTCTTGGTCAATCAGGGCCGCTGATTATGGCGCCTGCGCAGCCAGTTGTCTGGCCTGTGAAAAGCCACCCGCACCGGTAATCACCTTCCCCGGTTTACTCGAACAACGACGGCGGTTGCTCACACTCATTGACATAATCCACAAGCCGATCGTTACGGCGGCACCGGCAGCCGTGCTCCCGCAACGCGGCTGGGTGAGCCTGGTGCACAATCCCATGGTGGACGCCCCCAACGTGCATCGATTGCTATTTCACAATCACCGCGATTTGGCTCGGGCGATCAAGCGCACGCTGGGATTTGGCTCGATCAACGGCTATGAACGCGAGCTTGATCGAAACCAGGGTGATGGCGGCGCCATTCTCCACAAACACGGCATGACTATTACGGATTTATATTATCGGTTGATCGGAATGCCCTGGCGTGGTGCTCGAAGAATTTCACCAGGCTCCAAATGATCAGCGGTCGCCGCCCCAGCACTCAGCCGGGATCAGATCAGGCTCACGAGCTTGACGATGCCCCAAATGATCAACGCCCACAAAATCGTCGACGGCAGCAAGGCGCGCTGGATGCCGCGGAATAGGCGCAGATCGTCGTCGTCAGGCTCGCAGGCGTCCTCGGCGCTGACCGCCCAGCGGCGTGGGGATTTGGCGCCCACCGGCCGCTAACAGTCACGCTCGCGAGCGAAGACCGCGAGCCAGATATCCAAAACAGCGACAAACATCTCGTAATTGTCTGCGACCGATCGATCGCCGTTCTGCATGACACGGGCAGCAACCCGGGCAAGTGCGGTAAGAGAGGCGCCGAGCGACACCATGGACAGCGGCTGGCTGGTGATAACCGAATAGAGAAGCCCAGTCAGCGCCTCGCTTTCAGCTTCAACCGCCATAGCGAAATGGTCGTCGTCGTCGTCATTTCCCATGTCGCAGCCCCGGGGAAGACAACACCAGCGCAGTCTTCGCGTTTACCCACTCTGTTGCAAGCGAACGTTTGCCAACATTGCAGGCTAATATTTTAAGTTTTAGTTTTTAACGAGTGTAATATTTCATGGGGTGGCTCATTCCGCCGCCTCGGGGGTTTGTCCGCTTTCTTCACGGACGCGCACACCCAACTCGCGCGCCAATTCGTCCAGGTCGACATCGTTCTCAGGCGGCCCAAAGATGCGCCGTGTGCTCTGCTGCCAGCGCTCCTGCCAATGGCGCGCGAAGTCGCCGGCCGCGGTCGCCCAGGCGAGTGCCTCGGGAGTGCGCTCCCCATTGGGCAGCCGGTCCGGTCCCGCCCAGGCGATCCTGCGCAGCCTCTCGACCTCGTCGGCCTGCGACCACCAGAGCTTGCGCTCCTCATCGCTCAAGCCGGGCGGCGGCGTCATCGCGGCGCGTTCGGGTTGTTTGGGCTCCGGGTGCGCGCGGCGCCACATCGCTTCGGCCTGGCCAATCAAATACGGATCGAACCAGCGGCCTTCCTGGTCGATCGGCGATACTCGTTTGGCATCGTCCAGCACCACCCGGCGCCAGCCGTAATCGTAGGCGTGATATTGCGAGCGCTCTGGATGGGTCAGCGCCGACCAGGAATAGCCGCCCGCCTTGAATTTCTGCTGGAGGCTCTCGCGGTGCTCCAGGCTCGGGAAGGTGCTCATGGCGCGATCCCGCTCTGGATTTTCCACTCGCGCATGTCGTCCCACCGTTCCGACCGCATCCGGTGGTCGGTCTCGTCGAGCATGCGCTGGGCAGCCGCGGGGTCGTCCCCGAGCATGGCGGCCCAGTAGGCCGCGAGACCCTCAAAGCGGCGGCGGGCTGTCAGAAAGCGGGCCAGTTTCTGGACCAGCAGATCGCGCCGCTTCTTGCGCAGCGCTGGGCTGCTGGGCGGCCGCCACCGCCGCGGGGCAGTATTCCGGCTTAGAGGGGCGAAGGGTGTGCCAGGTCGGTGTTCAACCTTGATGCCAGCAAAGGGCGCATCGCGCCCATCTTCAGGATTCGTGTCCGTTTTTTCCTCTTTTCCCTTCGCGCGCGCGGCGTTAAGGGATTCAGACTTATCAACAGATTCTGAATCCTTTTTGGCTATGCCTTTCGTTCCAACGGTGGAGCAGCGCGCGACGCGATAGCCATCGGCGATCTGATACACGTTTGACTTGCTGCCGCCGCGGCAGTCGATCGTGATCGCGCCGCGAATTCGTAACTTTTTGAGCGCTCGATTGAGGGTCCCGATCGTCATGCGAGCGACCAGCGCGAGTCGGCGCTGACCAGGCCAGCAGCGGCCGAATAAATCGGCGAAACGATGCAGTGCGGCGAGCGCTTTGAATTCTGTCGGATCGAGATCGAAAGCCGCGTCGTTAAGCTGGACAAACGGGAGCGTCATGGCCGGCCCCCGCGCTGGAGCTCGCGCCAGGCGGCGGCGACCGCCTTGACGGCCTCGGTGACGGTCGGCGTCGAATATTCACAATCGACCGATCGGCCGATCTCGCGCGGGGTCATCCCATAGCCGAGCGCCCAGCAAACGTGCTCGAGTGCGACGTCGGAGGCCTCGGTGGCGGCCATGTCGGAAAATAATCGGGCGGCATCGGCGCGATTTTTCCGGCACCAATCGAGAAACGAATCAGCAACGACGAAGGGTGGAACAAAGCGGGTAACGCTAAGGTTTTCTAGGCTCATCGGGTCCTCTCAGGACCCGCCTGAAAACCGCCGCTGGCAGGGGCTCTCAAATTAAATATTGGTGACGCTGCATTTTTATGTTGCGGCGGCACCATATATTTCGGAGAGTCGCGGCTGTAACCGACGACTCACCGTGAGAGCCTCTGGTCAGGAGGGCATCAGACGGGTGGTTGAGAAGGCCCCTCGCCAAAGGGGCCTTCGGTTTAAGTGGGTTTAATCGATGTGACGTCCTTCCGGGACCGGGGCTGTAAAACCGGTCCCGGTTTCATTCTGGCTCGCACTCTTGGCGCCTGGCGAGTCAGAAATTCAGTTTTCCACAGCTCTTTTCGATTGACCGCTCGACGAGGCCTTCGCGCGGCGTTTGTCAAAAAATAATGTTGGTGTGATCCGTTGCCGGCCATCTCGGCGGAAGGAAATATACTTATCCACAGAAATTCGCGTGCTAAGGCGGCCTTTTCAGCGTTGCTAAGGCGGCCTTTTCAGCGGCGCCCGAAAATTTATTGCGCGGGCCCGGTGATTTTCCGAGAATGCGCGCGGGTCGGAGAACCGCGGCACCGCCGCGGCAAAGGTCTCCCGGATCTCTCCGGCTTAGCCTGGCCTCCCCGGCTGCTCATGGTCGCGGGAGGCCTCTTTTTGCGAAGGCGAGCTTAGTGCCACCTGGTGCGGGCGCAGCGGCAGACCCCAGACCCGCAGCTGGGCCAGCATCTCGTCGACGCTGTGGATAACCCCGATCGCGGCGAACCCGCCCGAGGCGATCAGCAATGGGAACATCTCTTCCTGACCGACGAGGATCCGTGGTGAGCCACGCTTGGTGCGGCCGATCCGGGTCTTTGAGAGCTGACCGCCGCGCCGCTTGACCTCGAGCCCCCAGGTGCCGTGGTAGAAAATGAAGATGTCGGGAAAGCCGCGCTTGAGCCCGACCTCGGCAAAGCGCGCGAATTGCTGCGGCGACAGCTGGGCCGCCCCGGCCGGGTAGCAGCACCACAACGCGGGTGGGAAGAGCAGCTTGTCGAGCGCCGAGCCGCAGGCCTTGTGAATGTCGAGCTCGTAGGGCTCGGGTGCTGTCAGCCGGAAGTGGCGACTAGCCATCTGCCGGTTCTTTGCTGGCGGCTGCTGCCTGGGCAGCCTTGGCGCAGATCTCGCAGCCCGGGCCTTCGCAGCACACCGAGAGGATCCCCAGACCAGGGACGCGGATGTCGTGCATGCGGCCGGCGAAGACCCGCGGCTCTCTGACGCTCGAGCGGCGCGGTGTGGGTTTCGGCATGGCAGCCCTCGCGGGGGGTCGAGGCTCGAAATCATTTTTAGGACAAAAGGCGAGCTTGTCAGCCGAAAAAATATTCCCGCCCGCCGCGAGTCGGCACCCACTAAATATTGATTATTTCCAAAAATTGGCCCGGGAAATTCGCCGGTCTTCGCTACCCTGGCGGGTGTGTTGAAACTGCTGCCGGATTTCCGGCGGATCGGCTCGGGTCACTTTCCACAATTTTTTATTATGCGACAAATCCGGCAACCGCCGCGCGAGGTTAAATCAACCGGTGCAATATTGTGCCGGCACCGGGTCACCATCGCGTCACGGCACCTCGTTAATAATTAATCGGGTTGACGCAGGGGAGATTATGTCAGGAATATTACCCGGGACCGCTTCTCAGGAACGACAACAAAAAAGGGGGCGATCGGGGAGTGACCACGACGCGCAGTGGTGGCGGCACGTTCCGCCGCGTCGAGATGATCCGCGCCGAGCTTGGGATGTCGCCGACCGAGTTTGCCCGGGCGATCGGGCTGTCGCCGCAGCGCTATGCTCGGATGATGCGCGAGGGCTCGATGCCGCAGCTGATCAAATTGGCGGCGCATGGTTTGGCCGCCCGCCGCCGCTTTGAGCCCGACCAGACATTTTTGGTGCGGATCATTGGAGGGCTCCCCTCGGTGATGATGCTCCAGCAGCTGCACACGACGACGATCCGCGGCATGCTCTATGCGCTGGTGCCGCTCGTTCATAGCCTATCGGAAGCGGCCGAGCAGGCCGCCCCGGAAACGGTCGGCCAAACCCGCGACAGCCCCGCCGCCGGCTCGCGGCACAAGCAGATCATCGATCGTGTCGTCGGTCTGCTGCGCTCCCATCGTTGCGACGGGGGCGAGCAGCGGCCGGCCGAGCTGCTCGACGCGCTGGAGGCCGAGGGCGGCTGGTTTGACCAGGCTCAGCCGCGGGCTCAGCGGCTGACCTATTTGACCGGGATCTTGTGGCATGAGCAGCGCCGCCCCGATGCCCGGCTGGCCGTGCACCAGCGCGGTCACTATAGGTTGGCCAATGGCGAGCTCGCCGGCGACGACGACGATGACGACCTCAGCGAGGAGGACTAATGGGCGAGCTGGTCACCGCGGCGCTGGGCCCGTGGGAACATATCTGGAGTTGCCCCGATTGCGGCAAGCGCGATTGGCATTTTGGCCTTTCTCTGCCTTCCGCTGGTCGCCGAAGCGAGCGAGCGCCTCCCGCAGGCTTAACCGCAGCGCCAGATCGTCGTCTCGTGTCAGAACCTCAAGAATTCTGGCGATCTGCTCTCGCGTAAGCTGGATTGAAACGCGCTTTCGTCTGCTGCTCATCTCTCTGCCTCCAGCAAGCGGCGCAGCATTTCCTAGAGTTCGACCTTGGGGGCGTCGGTGACGGAGCCCCGATCTTCGCCATTACGCCGTCGATGTAGGCGTTGAACTTCTCAAGTTCAGCCGCAAGCTTTTCGATGTAGCCGACTTTGGCGCCGGCGGGATGATCCAGCGGCCGCCCAAGCGCGATTAAGCGGCTGGTCGGGGATCTGCGGGCGGCGGCGGTGGTGCGTCGTCGCGCAGATCAAAGATCAGCTTGGTTCGATCACCGGACGCCCGATCAATCAGCCAGGCCAGCTTCTCCTCCTCGCCGCTCGCGGCACTGTCGGCGCGGTTGGCATTGACGCGCTTCATGCCGACATGCAGCTCATACTGGCGGATCGTGCAGAAGCGGGCATAGACGCTGCGGCTCTTGCCGGGCACGCTGGCGTCAGGGAAGGCGACTATTCCATCGATCTTCTTGCCGCCGGCAAAGGTGAACAGCATCAGCTGGCCGTCGTCATCCTCGAGCTCGACGCCGGTTTCCTCGATGTCGGCATGGGCACAAAGATCACTCAGCGCTGTTTTGTCGGCCTCCGGCCGCAGATGCCATGCGAAATCGCTGTCGGCAGCTTCACGCATCCGCCCCAACAGCTCGCGAGCCTGGCGCTGCTCGCCGCCGGACAGCACGTCGATATAGCCTGTCAAATCGTCGAGCATTGCGATCCGCGCGGCGGCGCGGGCCGCAGCCCCCTGCTCGTCATGGACCGCCCGCCAAGCGGAGCGCCAGAGCACTGTAAGCAGTTCGTCGGCAGCGTTAGCGACACCCCAAGTAATCGGATCGCCATGGGCCAGATCAAGAAACGAGGTGAGACCTTCCAGCGAAAAGCCGCCTCGACCGTCCTTGCCTTTGATGTATTTCCGAACTTCGGTTTTGACCCGCGGCAATAGGCGGGTGGAATAGCTAGGTAGTCTGCCGCGGCCTCCGCTCATGGTTTTTTCTCCGTGGAAATTTGATCGATTTGAGGATGTTGACTGCGTTTTGACCGGTGGCGATGCTCGCTGCCAGTTCTGCGACGCCGCCCTTGAAGTATTTTCGGAAGGCCTCATCGATTTCGGGATCGCCGAGCCAGTTCGGCACTTCGCAGACCAGCGGGGTATTGGTGATCGCGTCGCCTAGCCGAGCGTAATCGGCGAGCATCTGAAAGACTGTCTGGCGCTGCTGCTCCTGTTGTTTGTCGCTATCGGCGAGTAAGGTGCGGGCTTCTTCAAAGCTGATCTCGGCGCGATCGACTCGCTCGGCCATTTCAGGAGCCTTCTGACGCAACAGCGCCATGCCCTCGGTGCGCCACTCTTTTTGCCGCTTGCGCCCCTGCGCGGTTTTGTAGGCGGTATCGAGCGCTTGGCTGTTGGCCATGATCTCATCGACCAGCTCCGGCGCGTACTCGATGACCAGCTCGGCTTCGCTGATCCGCTGATGAGGAATGCCACCAGCGCGCGCCAGCCCGGAATGGCTGAACGGATTTTGGGGCGGCCCCTTACGGGCCTTCTCTGCCGGATCCGGCAGAGTAAAGGCCGAGGGTGCATCGCGCCGCATCAACGCGAGCGTCATGGCGATCTGGCCGGTCGACATATGCCGGCGTGAGATGTTCTCCGAAATCGCCAACCGCACGATCTTGGTCAGGTCCTCGATGCGCTCAAAGCGCGGCTCTATCCCCGCGAGCTGGCACGCCCTAAATCGGCTGCGTCCGTCGATAATGCCCTCGACCACGTCCTCCTCGCTGATCATCTCGGCCAGCAAGATCGGATGTCGCAGCCCATTGGCTTTGATGTCCGCGGCCAGATCGGCGAGTTCGGGCTCGGTCATCATCGGGAACAGCGCGGCAATCGGATGCACCGGCAGATCGGCGACCTCTGCCGGCGGCTCGGCTAACAACGCAGGCTGATCGTTCATCGCCGATCACGCCACATGCGGCTGGCCGCCTTTGGGCCGGTTGCGGCTACCTGGCGGGCGGCCGCGCGGGCGTTTGCTGCCCGGTTCGGGAACCCGGCTCTGGGCCAGCATCTCGGCACCTTGGTGCCAGCCGCTATCCCACACCTGATAGAGCAAGGTGCCGGGCGACCACGGGTTGCCATCGCGGACGTAGCCATGCAATCCGGCGGTGTGCCCGGCGTCGCTGACCCGGCGTCGCTGGTGCTCGCTGACCGCGGCGGTGTCGTGCCCGTTGGGCGCACCACCGGCCGGCGCCTCGGCCTCGGTGAAGATCGTGGTCTGAAAGCCGACGGGCTTCCCCAGCCACTCCATGTTGCGGCGAAATTCGGCGTCCTCGGCCTCGCGCATGTCGCCCGATTTTTCGGCCTCCTTGCGGGCGCGATCAAAGGGCCCGAGCAGAAACCCCGCCCCCTTGATGCGGGCGCGCAGATCCTTACGAGCACCAACCGCCTCGGCGACCAGCGCGTCGGCGGCGGCGTAGGCGTCGTAAAATTCGAGATAGGTAGAGCGAGTGACGTTGCCGCCACCGGATGAAGTTGGCTCTGGCATGAGGTCGGAAAGCTCCCCGGAGTGGCAGGTGGTTCGCTACCGTTACCCAAGACTAGAACCGCGCCGGGTCGGGCGACAAGCTGAATTTATCCCCAGCTTTGCCAACAGGGACTTATCAGCGGCAGGCGACGGCAAGCAGGCCGCTGATCGAATATTTAATATTCTAATGGGTGACGGAATAAATATTATTTGCCCGCCGGCTTGCCCGGGGAATCCGGCTTTGCTAAGGTAACCTTATGATGGCGATGGTCAAAAGGGTATGGATCGCGCAGTGTTTGTGCCCGGCGCGGCACTGCATCATGGCGACCGCAGGCGAGGCGATGACGCCGGCCGAGGTCGAAGAGCGGGTCACCCGCCCGCTGCGCGACAAAGTCATGAGGTGGTTGCTAGACGGTACAATAAACCCGTGGTGCGCGCTGTGCGACGCCAAGGCCGAGACCTGGCATTTCGAGACCGGGCGCACCCGCTGGGCCTCGCTTGACGACGCCCGCCCCGAATTGGAGAAGAACCAGGCCGAGCAAGCGGTGACCCGCGCGATGTGGGGCGACACCCATCGCCGGAAGCCCGATGCCTGATGAATCTTCTGACGCAGAAAAGGATGCGAGAATGCGTGTGTACACCGCTATCGGAGAGGAACTTGATCTCGTCGCTGCTGACTTATTCGGAAAAGATTTCGTTCGAAGTGATGGCGAAACTGATGCCGCGTTCCGGCATCGCATGATCCGCCGCATGGCGGCGCGGTCAGCTCGGGAAATAACCTGCCCCAGATCCGGGGAGGCGTGTCGAGAGGAACTGTGCGCGACATCGGGCTGGTGTGTGGCCGCTGGTTGGCCAAATGCGGAAATGAAGACAATTCCGCCTTTAGACCATTACCCGGAACCGCCGTCCGCGCCCGACAAAAAATACAGTTTCTCGGATGTGAACCCTTGGGTTCAGCCGGCACGGCGCCGCCGGCACGATGCCTGATGACGAGGAGCGGCAGCTAAGGATTGACCTGATGACGATTCAAATCGAGCGGTTGCGCCAGGAGTTGCGCATGGAGAGCCGCAAATTCGCGGTACAGGCGCTGCTCGCGGCAGCGGCCCTGCTGATCGCCGGCATCGCGATCGGCCGCTTTACCTGCGTGTTGTTCCATCCCTGATGCCGGCAGCCGATCAGCTGTTGCGCGGGCGCCCGCGATGCGGCGGCTCCCAGACATCGGGGCGCAATTCATAGCACGGGATCTTGTAGAGCTTTTCGATGGTCAGGGCATGCCGGACCGGCACCTTTTTCCACTGGATGACGGCCGCCGCGGAGATCCCGAGCTGTCGGGCGAGCTTGGCAAAGCTGCCGGCGGCGGCGACGGCGATGGCGACGCCGGGATCATCGCGCGGTTTGGCTTTGGGCATGCGCTCGGCAAATAAAGTAGCAAGGCGAGCTTAGCAAGATGCCGCGTCAGCCCGCCCTCAAACCAACCATCGCCGAGCTCCGGCGCGGCGGCAAAGTTGCCCATTTACCGGAGCCCGGCTATTTCCGGCTAAAGCGGATCCGCGGCGGGCCGTGGATTCCGGCGCTGATCTGGGCCCCGTGCCCGATGGTGCTCGCCGAGCCGCGCGGCGAGCTCGTCGCCATCGGCGAGAACGAATTTACCGAGCCACCCGAATATTGGTGCCGGCCGGCCGATCCGTGGCGCGGGCCGCGCTGGCTGCGCGCGACGATCGGCGACGACGAGGTCGACCCCCTCGACGTGTGGCAATGGGGAAGCCGCATCACCGCGGCCGAATATCACCATCGCATGGCGCTGCGCGAATGGGCGATCCGCCACGCTCCGCAGCAGCCCGAGGCACTGCCGCGGCAGCGCGTCAACCTGACCCGCCAGCCATCGCTGCTGTGAGCCGCCAGACTTAATATTTTCGCCGCGCGCCTGACGCATAAATAAATATTCCGCGGCCCTCGAAAAACTTCAAAAAACGCTGAGTTTCCCGAGGTTTCGGTTTACTGTTATCCCCCGATTATGATAAGGTCACCTTCTCAAAAAGGGGAGATCACAGAAGCATGCCAGACACCCTGGAAAGACAGGACCAGGCGGAATTTCCGCGGATCCACAACCAGCCGCCCGAAGTCATCGACATCAATGATCCAGATGTCTTGGCCTCGCGGCTCGCCCGTGATTACGCCGACCAGGTCCGGCGCTTTGTCGAGCTCGAAATCGCCGCCAAGGCGTTCCCGCCGGGCGAGATCACGACCGAGGAAGCGGCCACGCGGATTGTCGACTGGGTGGCCCAGCAGGTGCGGCCGCTGACCGCCGAGGCCAGGGAGGATCACGACAAGATCAAAAAGCCCTACTGGGACTGCGGCAAGGTGGTCGACGCGTTTTTTCTAAACCGCATCAAGCAGCTCAACAACGCGGTCGGCCCGGTGCAGCGCCGCGCCGATTTGTACCGCCAGCGCAAGGAGGCCGAGCAGCGCCGCCGAGAGGAGGCGGCCCGCCGCGCCGCCGAGCAGGCCCGCCAGAAGGCGGCTGACGAAGCCGCCCGGCTGGCCGCCGACGCTCAGCGCAAGGTCGACGAGGGCGACCGCCCGGCGGCGATCGAATTGCAAACCCAAGCCGACCAGCAGGCCGACCAGGCCGCGGCGGCCGAGAAGATCGTCAACGCCCCGCCAGCCCCGGTGCACCTGCATGGCGACTATGGCGCGACCGGGTTTTCGGTTGAGAAGTGGGCCTTTGAATACGACGACTTGACCGAGCTGCCGCCGCGCTACTGGAAGCCCGACGACGAGCTGGTCCAGGCCGACATCGATGCCGCGGCCAGAAAGGGCGAGACCCCATCGATCCCCGGTGTGCGGATCTGGCGCAACGACAAGTTCATTATCAGAAAATGCTAACCCCCCATTCCCAAGGAGTTCCCCATGCCTGACGATACCGCTGTCATCGAACGCACCGTTGCCCCGCCAGCCCCGCCAGCGCCGCCGGCTCCCGTGGCGGCGACCGGCTTTGGCGCGTTCTCGATCGCCCACCTGCCGCTGTCACTGCAGATTTTGTTTAACCCGGAGCTCAACCGGCAATGCGTCTCGGTGGCCAATTATCTGTCCAAGGCCGAGGGCATAACGCCGGCGCATTTGCTGGGCAAGCACGAGGCCTGCTTTGCCGTCGTCGCGCGCTCGCTGACCTGGCAGCTGGACCCGTTCGCGGTCGCCGGCGCGACCTACCAGACGCCCGACAAAAAGGTCGGCTATTACGGCTCGCTGTGCCAGTCGATTATTGAGAACTCGGGCCGCCTGGAGGGCGGCGTGAGATACGCCCATTATGGCGATTGGGCGCAAGTGCGCGGCCGGTTCAAGATCGTCGAAAGGCCCAGCAGTCGCGACAACAACCGGGTGGTCAGGGCACCCGAGCAGCAATGGACCGACGAGGACGAAATCGGGATCGGTGTCACGGTCAGCGCGCTGATCAAAGGCGAGGCCAGCCCGCGCGAGATGAATTTCGACATGGCGCAGGCCTATCCACGGTACTCAACCCTGTGGATCACCGACCCGATGACGCAGATCCAATATACGGCGGTCAGGCGGTTTGCGACGTCGGTGGTGCCCACCCTCTTTATGGGCGTGCCGTTTGACCGCGAGGATTACGACGATTGGGCCGATACACTGCGCGATGTTACCCCGGTACGCCCGCAGCTCGGCGAGTATGGGCCGCAAGGCAAGACCGAGCCATCACCCCGCCAACGAAGCCGTCGCCGGCAAGAGGCCGATGCGCATTTTGGCAATGACGGCGAGGATCCGCCGCTCGATCAGAACCCCGCGGCGCGCGCGGAGACTAGCAAGGTCAACCCGCCGCAATTTTTCTTCGCCGACGCCGACGGCATCGTGCATGAGGATTTTGCCTCGTTTGAAGAGGCGGTGGCCGACTATGCGAGCTATCTCGAGGCGGCTGCCAAGCAGGGTGAGAAGCCGCTGATCACCGCCTGGGACAGTGGCGCGCAATTGCTCGCCAATCTGCGCGAGACCGGGCACGACAGCGCGGCCGATGCACTCTCGCGGGAATATTCAAAGCTGGTCAGCGATCTCGACAAGCCTGCCCCTGGCGGGGAACAGGGGCCGCCAGCCGGGGGCGGGGCGACCAAGCCGCCAGCGGCAAGAGCACCGTCGCCGGCAGCCAAGAGCGCACCCGGCGAATTGCCGCTCGCCGACCAGGCGGGCGGTGACCCTGCCGATGTCGAGGTGCCGCGCGGCATCCTGACCTCGCAGGGCTGGTTCCCGCTGGCCAAGGCCAAACTAAAGGCGATGAGCGAGGCCAAGCGGCCGCCGACCGAGTTTGCGCTGTTCCGCAGCAAAAACGCCGAGGCGCTGCAGAAGCTCGAGGACGAGCTGCCAAACTGGTGGAAGATCCTCGATAACGCGATCAAGGCCGAGTTCCGGCCCTGACCCCGGCAATGGCGCTGGCGCATGGCGGGGCGGTCAAGCCACCGCGGCGGCGGCGCCCGCGCTGGCGCCAGTGGTTGCGGTGCTGGCTGTGGTGATCAGTTCGGCGGCTGGGTGGGCTCGTCGGGTGCCGGCGCCGGCGCCTCATCGGGAGCAGGCTGGTTCGGCGGCTGCGGTTGCGGCTCGGGTTCCTGGTGCGGTTCCTGGTGCATGGCGATGCTTTCCAGACAAGAGAAAGGCCGCGCCCCTCCAGGAGGCGCGGCCCGGAACATGCTTTTTAGGGGCGCCGGACGGGGGTTCCCGATGGGGTCGGATGCGGGACGGTCGGCACGCCGACAACTACCCAGCCGGTGCGTATTGTCCAGGCAATTTTCCATTCCACGAGCGGCCGGAGGCCTCCCTCGATCGGTGGCTGCGGGCCGGGAGGCCCTTGATCGGGATACGGGTCGATAGGTCCTCCCCATATCTCCAAGGGCGGCAGCGGCGGCAAGTAAATCGGATGTGTTGGGACACCAGGCGCTATAGCGTCCGGTGGGATTACTATGGGATGACTTGGGGATGGCGGCAAGTAAATTGGATGTGTTGGGACACCAGGTGCTATAGCATCCGGTGGGATTACTATGGGATGACTTGGGTACACCGGTATATATATCGGATGACTTGGGACCGGCGGCGGTCCGGGCTCAATCGAGCCCGGCGGAATAATGACAATCGGGTGACTTGGGACCAGCGGCGGGCCGCCGGGCGCGATCGGGTGCTCAGGCCGGGGGCCGCCAGGCAGCGGTCCGCCGCCGACCCCCAACCCCGTCAAAAACGCCTCGCCTACGATTGTTACAGGTACTCCTGCCATAGCAAGTTCCTCGTTGTGGGAAAGCGCGGGGCCCCCCGCGCGGAAGTACTCCCAACCCAGGCACCTACAGGGGCCCGCAGGTGCCGCCCTACCCTCTGCCAGACGGGGACCCCCCGCCGGGCATACTCGGGTTCAAAAGGAATTAGGAAAACTGTGAGCCGATTTGTTGGCGCGATCAAGTAACGCCGCACTTCGGCGGAATGAATTTTTTGGGAAAAAACAATATCGGAGGCGAGATGACTGAGGAATTTATTATCACCGGGCTGGTGCTGATCTATGCGACCGGGTGCATGGCCACGATCGCCGAGATCTACGACCAGCAGAAAACCGGTATGGCCCCATCGGGAGCCGCGCTGGCGGTGCGCCATCCGGCACTGAGTGCGCTGGTCACGGTGGCGGCGATCGCCAGCTGGCCGCTGGTGCTGACGTGGTGTGCAGTCCGAAAGGGGTGGCGATGAGTTACGGATTGAAGGACCTGGCGCAGGAAGTCAGCCAGGTGATCGAGGAGGCGATCGCCGGCGGCCGCTCGATGCCGGCGACCGAAATCGTCGCCCTGGTGCTCGAGCGGCACCCGTTGCCGCCGCCCTATGATGCCGCCGGGGTGCGTGATTTTGTGACGCTGGCGTGCACCTGGATGGTGCGCGAGCAGGTCCACAAGATCCTCGCGACCTTGAAGCGCAAAAACCTGCGCGGGCAGGCCCAGCTGCCCGGCTTCGCGCGGCTGTTGCCGGCTTACATTGTGATCCGCAATGACGTCGAGATGATCGTCGTCACCCCGCAATTGACCGACGCCGAGATCGAGACCAAGGCGCTCGAATACGAGGCGATGGCCGAGGGCTGTCTATTGCACGCCGGCGAATTGCGCCGCTATGCGCTCGAACGCCGCGAGGCCGCGTGATGCGCACGGCTAAGGAAAAAGCCGCCGCGGCGATGGAGCGGCAATTGATCGTCGGCGAGCTGCTGGCCGAGATCTATGCGCTCGACGGCGATCCCGAGTGGTGCCAAATCGCCGCCGCATTGCGCGCGACGCATGATCATGTCCGCCGGGCGATGCACCCCGACGACCGCGAGGAGGCGTGAGGGCACGGGATCTGCGCCGGCCCGACGCCGCCTTTCGCCGGCTGTGGGGCCGACTATTGGCGATCGAGGATTGGCGGCCATGGGTGCTCGCCCCGGAAGCGATGAATTACGACCAGGCCGAGGATTGGGCCGCCAAGCACGGCGCCCGCCGGGTGATCGCGCTGTCGAGCGGCGACACGCTAGCCGAGGTGGTGCTGGTCGAAGTGTCGGAAAACTTTACAGGTGAGACCGAATGCCCCGAATGACCCGCTTTATCTCGGTCGACGGCCACGTCTACAAAATCGCCGAGGATGTAGATCTGTTCAATGTGACGATCATCAACAGCAAAGGCCTGGTGATCGCAGGGAAAATCTTAGAGCCAACGTCCCCCGACAACGTGTCGGAAAATCTTACAGGTTCGGGCGACCCTGCTGATGACGCATCAACGGCTTAGAATAAAGCGACAAGGGCTTAGGCAAAAAGCGCCTGTCGGAAAATTTTACACTCGGTCTTTGCCGTGTCCGCCGACCCCGCAGAAACTCTATGGTGGCTCGTTTCTTGCTCATAAAGCAATTAAATCAATTACCCAGGAGCTTGCCATGATCAAAGAATTTCTCGCCGGCGTTGCCCTGACATTTGGCATTTTCACACTTGCCGGTGCGGCGCAAGCCGTGCCCTGCAGCGGCACCACGACAACCCTTGCCAATGGCAATTCGGTGGCCGCCTCGTTTCTGGTCGGCGCGGGCGGTGCCTCGACCGGCAATTGCGTGGCCGCGGGCGACAAAATCTTTGGCGCCTTCTCGACCTCGGGGGCCATCACCAACACCGGGAGTGCGAGCTTCTCGTTCTTTATGACGCCGGGCAATGTGACGATCGGCTTTGCCGGGGTCGTGGCACCCAGCTCGGTGGGCGGTATAGACTATGCGGTGGCGGTTGATCCGGCCTTGGCCAACGGCTTTCAAATCGACGATTTGCAAAAGGACTTCACGCTCAACGCCAGCGACGGCGGGCTCGCAGCCAGCGCCACCTTGACCGGGTTCACCACGCCGGCCTCGATCGACTTTAGCTGCACGCGCACGGTCAATCCGACAACCTCGAGCTGCCCGCAAACCGCATCCTTTAGCCCGGTTACCGGCGATCTCGACGTCAACCAGACGATCACCACCGGCGCCAATGCGATCGTTACCGCATTGACCGACACGATCTCACAGACCCCAGCGGCGGTTCCCGAGCCGGCCTCGCTGGCGATCCTCGGCTCGGCACTGGCCGGCATGGGATGGCTGCTCCGACGCCGGCGGCAAGTCTAAAGCGGCGCCCGCGCGGCGCGCGCAGTCCGCAGCGCCTGCTCGTCCTCGAGGCGCTCGCGGCGGCGGCCGAGGCCGCGACGCCGCCGCCCGGCTGGGTCAAGCCCGAGGGTCTGGAACGCGCGGCCGGGCTCGACCCCGATGTTGCCGGCGGGCTCGAATTTCTCGCCCTGCTCTACAACCATCTGCTCGGCATGGAGGTGCGCCTCTACACGGCACAGCGGCGGCTCGAGCGGCTGACCGATCAGGTCAAGAAATCCAGCAGCGAGGTCAAAGCCGGACTCGATGAGCTGGCGCAACGGCTGGCCGCGCTCGAGGTGCTGATCAAGGGGTAGAGCGCAGCAATTCTTCGAGCTCTTCGAGGTGCAGGCGCAATTCGAGGCTCATCCATTTGCGGCCGATCTCGTGATAGAGCAGATCGAGCAGCACCCGGCATTCGGTGCGCAACGCCGCGTCGGGGAGCCCGCTGAGGTCGACGGCAGGGATATCGGCGGCCGGCGGCACCGGCTTAGCGGCTCGGCGGCGGCGTGTTTTGGTAGAGCTCGGGGCGGTCATGATTGGCAAAGCCGCGGGATTGCGGCTCGGTTTTTAATCGACGCAGCAATTGCCCGGCGTATTCCGGGCTCGGCACCCCGCCGCGGATGCACAGCTCGAGATGGGCGGCGAGATCGGCAAACAATTCGCCCGAAACCCGGTAGGATGAGATCGCCATGTGGTCTCCTAGTTCTTCCGGCTCAATTGTTTTAGCGCGATCTCTATGACACCCTGCACGACAGCCTGCTCGTAGTCTTCGGGGAACGGTTTTTTCCAGCCGATCGCGATCAAGGCCAGCAGCAATTCGCGCCGCTCGGGCGGCACCGGCACCAAGCACACCCGCGTCATGCCTTCCTCGGCAAACCGCTTGACCAATAGCGAGACTCCCTTGCTGGTGTCGCCGCAGACCGGCTCGCCGCCCAACACCCGCAAGACCAGCCCGCTCGGCGTCTTGTCGGTGATCAGCGGGGCCCGGCGCGGCTCAAAGGACCACGGCTTGCCGTCGTCCCAGCGGCCTTGCAGAAACGTCTCGGAGTTGAACTTGAAGTCGATCGACCAGACCGCAACCAGGTTGGCGGTGGTCTCGCGTTGGATTTCGGCAAGTGCTGCAGGCAATGCCTCGACCCTTAAGGTCGCCGGGATCTCGCGCCAGTATTCGAACAATTCATGGCGCAAATCCCACACCACAAAGCCACCCCCGGCAATCAGTGCTGCGAGAATCACGACCGCGGCTTTCCACGGATGATCGATGAATCCGAGCAGCTGGTGCAACGCCTCCATGATCATCCCGCCACGCGGCGGGGGTGGCGATGGTGGCGGTTGCGTCAGGGCCCATCTCCTGCCAGATCAGTCGAGCTGCAATCAGGTGATCTCCTCGGCCTGGCGGATCATCAGCCCAAAATCGACGATCACCTGGTCGGCAACGACAAAGCCAAAGCCCTCGAGCTTGTCGCGCAAGGTCTTCCACTGCTCCTCGGTCAAGGTGACCTCCTCGGCCTTTTGCTGGACTGCCTCGTCGATCGGCTTGATCGCATCGACACAGCGGATCACCTCGTCGAGGCTGAGCCCGCGGTCGGAAGGGCGGTTGCGCAGCAGGGTGCGCATCATGTCGGCATAGCTAAAGTCGAGCGGTTCGCCGCTGCCGTTTGGCGTCTTAATCACCCGCAGCGCCAGTCGTCGCGCCATTCTCAGACCTCCTCGAGTCGTTGCAGTCGCGCGGCGAGCTCGCAAACCGCGTTGAGCAAAGCATACGTCAGCGCGCTCGGGTCGAGCAGCAGGCCCGGCGAGTCGCGGCTGTCGATCTCGTCCTCACCCTTGGCGATGTAGCGGCGGGTCACCGAATGGGTCAGCAGCTCGGGCATGATGTCGGCGACCGCCTCGGCAACCAGCCCGTGATAGGTCTTGCCGTCGGCGATGGTGCCGCCGCGGCCGTTGTACTCAAAGCTGACCGGCCGCAATTTGGCCAGCGCCTCGAGACCGCGGTCATAGTTGCGGATGTTGCGCTTGACGGCGCGCGAGGAGGGTGCCGCCCAGCTGCCGCCGCCGGGCTTGGTGGCGGTGCCGCCGAGCACCGTCAGGTTGCCGCTGCCGTCGAGGCTCATCGCTCCGATGAGGATTGACGCGCTGCCGACCGGTGTGGTGCTGAACGACAAGCCCGCACCTTGATTGGTGGCGCTCCAGGTCTCCAGCGCGACAGCCGCAACGCCGGCGCGGGCGCCCGACATGGCCGAGGTCGGCGCGGGCAGCCAACCAAACCAGCCCAGGGTCCCGAGCTGATCGTTGTTGACGATCCCGGTCGGGGTGAGGCAAGTGCCGTCGGTCCGCCGCATGTCTATGCGGCCCTGGTTGCCATAAGCGTCGACGACACTGCGCGGGACCACCGTATCGGCCCCGGCCAGGCGGATACCCGTTCCGGCGAGAGGGGCCGGCAATGCTGCGGTGTTCATGTTGACTTGCAGCAGGCCTGCTTGGTTGTGCGTGGCGCTGCCAAGATCACCGTCCGGCGGGCTGCCGACGACGAGCCCCTGGCCCAAAGTCATCATCTGGGTCGGGGTCACCGTCCCTGGCGGTGTCGTGATGAAATTGATGACTGTGCCTTGTGCTGTGTCGGACCAGTTTTCGATTGCCCGACCCTGCATCGCCGCCCGGTTGCTTGCCGAGTAGCCGGTCGCACCATAGCCAAAAAAGGCATATTGGCCCATCGCATCGTTGTTGAGCAGCGGTGAGGGCGCCGCGGCTGTGCCATTGGCCTTGCGCACGGTGGTATTGCCGGCGACCCCTGAGCCAAAGGCGTCGAGCAGGAGCCGGGTCGTCGCATTGTCGGCGCCCCCCAGACGCAGCAATGTACCGCTCGGCACTGCCGGCAAGGCCGCGGCGTTCTGACTGATCGCCAGGAGCCCGCTCATCGTGCCCCCCGCCAGCGGCACGTAGGAGGAGAGCGCCGCGGTTGTCGCATAATTCTGGTTGGCGGCCGCGGTGATCAGCCCCTTGGCGTTGATCTGCAGGCCCTGAAAGGTGCCGACATTCGCGTTGACCGAAGCCAGTGTCGCGAGGATCGCGGTGGTGCCGCTGCCGCCGACGTCGCCGCTCAGCGTCACCGTCTGGTTGCCACTGATATAGCCCTGTGACTTGACGTAGGCGGTCGTGGCGATTTGCGTCGTGTTGGTGACCGCTGTGGCTGTGGGTGCAGTCGGTGTGCCGGTCAGGGCGGGCGAGGCGAGCGGCGCATAATTGGTCGCAACAAAGGCCGTCGTCGCGATCTGGATCGTGCTCGTGCCAAAGGGTGCCGTCGGTGCGGTCGGTGTGCCGATCAACCCCGGTGAAGCGAGCGGCGCATAATTCTGGTTGGCCGCCGCAGTGACCAAACCTTTGGCATTGACCGTCAACCCCTGAAAGGTCCCAACATTGGCGTTGACCGAAGCCAGGGTCGTGGGGATCGCGGTGGCGCCGCTGCCGACGACGTCACCGCTCAGCGTCACCGTCTGGTTGCCGGTCAGGTAACCCTGGTTGGCGGCCGCGGTGATCAATCCCTTGGCGTTGACCGTGAGCCCCTGGAAGGTGCCGATGTTGCTGTTGACCGCGGCGAGGGTCAGTAACCCGGTGGCGGTGTTGAGGGTGGCATCGCCCGCCACCGTAAACCCGCCAAACCCCCCGGCGCTGTTGTACTGGACTTGTCCAGTGGCGCCCCCGGCAAGGTTGCCGCCAGCGCTGACCGCGACACCGTTGACGTAAATGCCGGGGGCATTGACCGTGCCGGGTCCGAGATCGCCGCCGGTCGGGCTGCCGATGACCAATCCCTGGCCGAGCGTCATCGTCTGGGCCGGGGTCACTGAACCCGGCGGGGTGGTGATAAAGTTGAGATACGTACCCTGCGCCGCATCCGACCAGTTTTCGACGGCTCGGCCCTGGATCGCCGCCCGATTGCTCGCCGAATAGCCAGTGGCGCCATAGCCGAAAAAGGCGAATTGCCCGATTGCGTCGTTATTGAGGAGTGCGGTGGGTGTGCCGGCTGTGCCATTGGCCTTGCGCACCGTGACGTTGCCGGACACCCCAGCGCCAAACGTGTCGAACAGAATTCGGGTCGCCTGGCCATCGGCGTTGGCGACCCGCAGCAAGGTGCCGGCCGGTGCGGCGGGCAGGGTTGCGGCATTCATGTTGACCTGGATCAGCCCGGCGGTGTTGAGCGTAGCCGGACCCAGACTCCCGCCGACTGGTGCGCCGATCACGAGCGAGCCCGGTGCGGTGCCGCTGATGGCACCACCGCCGAGCGGCAAATAGCCGGCCAACGCCGCGGTCGTTGCGTAATTCTGATTGCTCGCGCTGATGACCAAGCCCTTGGCGTTGACCTGGATGCCCTGGAAGAAGCCGACATTGGCGTTGACCGTGGCCAGTGCCGTGATGATCGCGGTGGCTCCGCTGCCGCCGACATCACCCGAGAGTGTCACCGTCTGGTTGCCGGTCAGGTAGCCCTGGGCTTTGACAAAGGCCGTCGTGGCGAGCTGCGTCGTGTTGGTGACCGCCGCCGCGGTGGGTGCGGTTGGCGTGCCGGTCAGGGCGGGCGAGGCGAGCGGCGCGTAATTGGTCGCGACAAACGCCGTCGTCGCGATCTGGATCGTGCTCGTGCCAAAGGGTGCCGTCGGTGCCGTCGGTGTGCCGGTCAACCCCGGTGAAGCCAGCGGCGCGTAATTCTGGTTGGCGGCCGCGGTGACCAAACCCTTGGCGTTGACCGTCAGCCCCTGAAAGGTCCCGACATTGGCATTGACCGTGGCCAAGGTCAGCGCCCCGCTGCCGGTGTCGAGGGTGGCGTCGCCCGTCACCGTAAACCCGCCCAGCGTCCCGGCGCTGTTGAACTGCACCTGGCCCGGCGTGCCGCCGGGGAATGTGACAGCCCCCGCGCTGACCGCGACCCCGCCGATGTAGAGCCCGGTGGCATTGATCGTGCCGGTGCCGAGGTCACCGCCGGCAGCACTGCCGACGACGAGGCCGCGACCCAGGGTCATTGCCTGCAGTGGGGTCACCGTCCCTGGTGGCGTCGTGATGAAATTGAGATAGGTGCCCTGCGCTGTGTCGTTCCAGTTCTCAACCGCACGGCCCTGGATCGCCGCTCGATTGCTCGCCGAGTAGGCGGTAGCCCCGAAGCCAAAAAAGGCGAATTGGCCCATCACATCGTTGTTGAGGAGTGCCGAGGGTGCGCTCGCCGTGCCGTTGGCTTTGCGCACGGTCACGTTGCCGGCGATGCCCGAGCCAAACGTATCAAACAAGATGCGGGTTTCCACGCCATTGAGGTTGGCCACCCGCAGCAATGTGCCAGCCGGTGCGGCGGGCAGGGTTGCGGTGTTGGCGTTGACCTGGATCAGGTTGGCAACATTCAGCGTGCCGGCACCGAGGCTGCCGGCCGGCGGCGCCCCGATCACCAGTGAGCCCGGTGCGGTGCCGCTGATGGCACCACCGCCGAGCGGCAAATAGCCAGAGAGTGCCGCTGTCGTGGCGTAATTCTGGTTGACCGCCGAGGTGACCAAACCTTTGGCGTTGACCGTGAGGCCCTGGAAGGTGCCGACGTTGGCGTTGACCGTGGGAAGCGTCGTGATGATCGCGGTAGAGCCCGAGCCGGTGACATCACCGGAGAGCGTCACCGTCTGGTTGCCGGTCAGATAGTTCTGATTGGCGGCCGCGGTGACGAGCCCCTTGGCATTGATCGTCAGGCCTTGGAAGATCCCGGCGTTCGCATTGACCGCGGCGAGAGTCAGCACGCCGGTGGCGGTGTTGAGCGTGGCGTCACCCGATACGGTGAACCCGCCAAACCCGGTGCCGCCGGCGTTGAACTGAACTTGCCCGGCGCTGCCGCCAGGTGGTGTCCCGCCCCCCGCGCCGACCGCGACCCCGTTGATATAGACCCCGGTGGCGTTGACCGTGCCGATGCCGAGATCGCCGCCGGCAGCACTGCCGACAACGAGCCCTTGTCCCAAGGTCATCGTCTGGGTCGGGGTCACCGTCCCGGGTGGGGTGGT